GAAACAGATACCGAAAGAGTAAAGATTGGCAACGGCACAACTGCGTGGACGGGCCTTCCTTATTTTGGTGGCGGTGGTAATCTTGGCGAACTTCAAGACGTAACTATCACTAATGCTGCAAACGGAGACTTTCTGCGATGGAATGGAACAGCGTGGATTAACGACGCCGTAAACCTGTCAACAGACACAGTGGGTTCCTATGTTCAGTCGCTCGTTGCTGGTTCGGCAATTACAATTACAAACAATTCCGGTGAAGCGGCGACACCAACCATTGCTGTTACAGCAAATACATTTGAAGCCTATGGTGCAGCTTCTAGTGCTGTTTCTGCTCACGAAGCAGACACTACAAATATTCATGGAATTGCAAACACGTCACTTCTCGTTACAACCACGGGAACACAAACACTTACAAATAAAACAATTCATTCACCAATATTTACAGGCGCAATTTCTGGTCTTACCTCTACTGTAAACAGTGCCGATATTATATGGACATACTACGCCTCTGAAGAATCTTTGCCTTCCGCAGCTTCAAACCACGGAATGTTTGCGCATGTTCACTCTACGGGAGCAGCCTATTATGCACACGCTGGCGCTTGGTACAGGCTAGCAAACCAAGTAGATTTGGAGTTAAAAGCACCTATTGCATCACCAACATTTACAGGCACACCCACAGCACCCACAGCATCGGCAGGAACTAAGACTACGCAAGTGGCTACTACTGCTTTTGTCATGAACTCTACCGATAATGACCAGTTCATTCTTGCAGGGCAGATTTTCTAGTAACGTATATACAGGAGATAAAACATGGCAACATTTAACAAAGAACTGCTTTCAGAAAGCATTAACGGTAAAGCAATTAAGGTTACGGCAACAGCAATTGGTACCTCACCAACCCCAATACATACGGCCTCAACTAATCCAAACGTGTTAGATGAGGTGTGGATTTATGCCCAAAACAACCACACAGCGGACCTTGCATTACGCCTTGGTTTTGGTGGCACAACAGATCCTGACGACATCATTGAATTTACCGTTAAAACAAAAGCTGGCTTATACCTTATTGTCCCAGGTTTGATTCTAAAAGGAAACGCAACTCCTTTAACAATTAGAGCAGCTTGTGCTACTGCAAACGTTATTTTACTGTCAGGGTACGTTAACCGAATTACGTCGTAACGAATAGTAATGACTAAAGCATTACGTAACACATCCGGCGGTAAAGCAATTAGTGGCGGAGCTATGTCTCCACGATCTAATAGACCAAACTTAACTTTTCAAATTGATTCTTGGAGACGCGGTGGCGGTGGAAACCCACCAACATTAGTAGATTTTTTAGTTATAGCGGGTGGAGGAGGAAGTCCTGGTACCGCTGCTCAAGTTGGCGGTGGAGGTGGAGGAGGAGGAGGTATGCGTAGCAGTGTTTCATCAACTGGTGGCGGTGCTAGTCCTGAAGCAAAACTAAGTGTTTCAAGTGGCGTTGTTTATACTTTATTTGTAGGTGGTGCTGGCGGAGACTCTAGATTCTCTACTGTAACGTCAACAAAAGGTGGAAGTGGTGGCGGTAGCAGTAGCGGCGGTGGTTTTAGTGGCGGTTCTGGCGGTGGTGGTATTACTGGTGGTGGAGGTGGGACTTCTGGACAAGGTTATGGTGGTGGTTCTGGAGCAGGAACTTATACAGTAACCGTATGTAGCTCTGGAGGAGGAGGAGGTGCTGGCGGTGGGGGTGGTTCTACTGGCGATGTCAACAGTGGCGGTGGTGGTGGAGCTAGTGCAGCAAATAACATTACTGGTACATCAGTTTCTTATGCTGGTGGAGGCGGTGGTGGAAATTATCAAGGAGGCTATGCTGGCGGATTTGGCAACGCAGCCAATTTAGGTGGAGGTGGCACCAATGGTTCTGGTGGTAGTGGTGTAGTTATTATTCGTTACCCAGATTCTTTTGATGATGTAATACCAAGTGCTGGATTAGTGTGGGAAAAAACACTAGTTGGTGGTAATAAAGTTTTTAGATTTACTTCTGGTTCAGGTACGGTAAGCTGGGAATAATGGCACATTACGCATTACTTAATACCAACAATGTTGTTGTTCAAGTTATTACTGGAGTTGACGAAAACACCACACAAATTGACATTGACGGAACAGTTGTTGGTGGTTCAACTGAAGAGTGGGAGGCTTTCTATGCCTCCCAACCATGGCATGAAGGTTTGACTTGCAAACGCACTTCGTACAACGGTAACTTTCGTGGGGTCTATGCTCAGGTTGGTTACACCTATGACCCTGTAAACGATATGTTCGTAGCCCCACTTTGATATAATTAGCCCATACATTACAACATTATAAAGAGGAAACATGGCCCAAGCATACAAAGTACTAGCACAATCTGCCCCTGCAGCCACAACAAACACGGATATGTACACCGTTGGCGCTGGTCTACAAATCGTGGCTTCAACCGTAACTATCTGTAATCGTTCGGCATCTGCAGCTACTTACCGGATTGCTGTCCGTAGCGGTGGGGCAACTTTAGCCAACCAACACTATATTGCGTACGATGCCACCGTAGCGGCAAACGACACAATTGCTTTAACTCTTGGTATTACTCTTCAAGCAGCAGACGTTATTACTGTTTACACTTCTAGTGCAAGTTTGTCGTTTAATATTTTTGGTTGTGAAATTACGTGATCTACAGGGCTGTAAACGCATCAATAAGCCGTTCGGCACAATCTAAGTTTTCATTAGAACGTTTTACAGGAAATAAACTTAAAAGAACTTACCGCCTTTCTTGCGGAAACAAGGATGTCTACACGGGAATAGAAACTTGTATTGGAGTTAACCTTTACAGGTCTTACCACGACGGTATATGTGGTACTTACAGTACCTTATACCAAAGCAACAGCGCTACTTGTGGGTATGTTCCTCCTCCGCCCCCACCTCCTCCTCCACCACCTCCACCACCGCCACCAGCTGGTTGCACCCCAGGATTAGAGTGTGTAAATGATGCTTGTGCTTACTGCGCTCCAGGAAGTGGTTCATGCAGTCCACTAGGTTATTCGTGTTGTTCAACGTATGGACAACTAAATGCAGATTGCAGTAGAAGCGTGCAATGTGGAAACTGTTGCCCAGGATCTTCTTTCCCCAACCCTGGATGCTAATTTAATCATTTGATAGGATGACCAACATGAGTAACGCATCTACACCTCTTCCAAGTATTACTTACGCTTTAGTCGTTGACGGCGAAGTTGCGTCCAACTTTAGAGTGTGCGTGGCACTTGAGCCAATTGCTGCTGCAATGTCGTCAAACCCAACTATCACATTAGCAACAGAAACAGAAGTTTCTTGTGTATACGAGCTGAGTGTAGATGGTGAGTTAGCTACCACAATTAATTGGTCAAAAGATGATCCAATGATTAATGCTATCTTTCAATCAAATCCAACTGTTATTGAGCTTACTGACGAACAATTAGAAATGGGTGTAGGGTACGGGTGGCTTTGGGACGGAACTAACTTTACAGAGGCATCTTAATGAACGCTTGGCAAGAGTACAAAAAGAAATTAGGAACTACTCGCCCGTGGGATTTTGTCAACCCAAATACTGAATATGCTTCTGAAGAGCAATCAACAGAACGTTTTTCTGTTTGTGAGAAATGCCCTAGTTTAATAAAAGTAACTAGTCAGTGCAGGGAGTGTGGGTGCTTTATGAAAGCTAAAGTAAAATTAAAGGAAGCAGTTTGCCCACTCGGTAAATGGTAGTTTTGTGTTTGATTTTGGTAACCAATCCAGCAACGAGTACAAAAGTTTTGCCAAATACGTAAATACAGAAACTAACAAACCATACAGTTCTGAATACGTAAAAAACAACATATCTGAAGTAGAGTACGGGTATTGTCCCAAGTTTGATAAAACACTATTTTATACGCTAGAAAAAGAATCATTTTTGTCAAATGACGAATGTGACTATTTAGTAAACCTTGCAACAGTACAAAACAAATGGTTAAGCGAAGGTCAAACTATGTCTTTTTGGAGTGACAGAACTACTTCACTTTTTAACCTTGTGTCTAATGCCGACAACAAGGACTACACAAAACAACTTGTTTTAAGAATACATGATGAGTTAAAATTGTCGTTTAAAAACAAATTTGCTTGCGACCAAGAAGTCTTTTGTGATCAAATAGGCGTTGTTCGTTGGCCTGTAGGTAGCTGGCAAATGCCGCACGTTGATCAAGTGCTAAATCTAAATCGGATATGTGGGTCTGTGATTTACCTTAATGATGATTACGAAGGTGGCGAAACTTTCTATCCGTTTTTTGACAAAGCTATGAAGCCGCTTAAAGGTAAGATGTTTGCCCACAGCCCAGATAATGAACATTTTCATGGAGTTACTAAAATAGGTAAATGCACTAGGTATACAATTACAAGTACTTGGAGCACCACTTCAGATGTGCAACCCTACGCAGAAGTATTAAATAAACTAAGGTAGGATTAACCATATGACTCTTGCAGAACTTACAATCCCAGCGCCAAATCCTGGTCCTGCTGATTGGAACGATGACGGTTATCTAATTGTAGAAAACCTAATTCCAGAAAACCTAATGCTTGACTACGAGCGCTGTTGGTCAGAAAACAATTCTGAACGACCAGGAGGTTGGCCAGATTGCACACCATACCGACGACACCCAGAAGTTATGGACATTCTGACTTACGAGGGAATTAGCAACACAATAGAACAGTTAATTGGTGAACCTGGTGGTGTACATCTAAATTTAACTGGTTGGGTAACAACTAGACGCAACTGGCACCAAGACACATACTTAAATCCACCGCACGTTGGCGATTACTACGCTGCCGTGTGGATTGCATTAGAGACAATCCATCCTGATTCTGGTCCTTTTCAATTTGTTCGTGGATCACATCGTTGGCCCGTTGTAACACGAGAAAAGATTCTTGATGCCCTAACCCCAGAAGAACGAGACCACACGTGGCCTAAACACAGTGAGCGTTTGTTGACTCCTCTTTTTGAGCAAGAAATTGTGAACCGTGATGCAGAAATAATTACGTACCTTCCAAAGCGTGGAGACGTTTTGTTTTGGCATGGTCGCTTGCTACACCGTGGATCTGAACCTAATATTGTTGGCATGCCCAGAAAATCTTTAATTGCCCACTACTCTGGGATTAATCACAGGGAAGACATGCCTACAGCATTACAACATAATGGTGGTTGGTACTTTCCGATTGATGGTGGCAATGTTTCTTAACGCTGGTTGTGGCACACACTATGCCAAAGGTTGGGTAAACACCGACGTTTGGGAAAACGAAGATACTAAACCCGACATTCGGGTAGAGCCAGGTAAACCGTATCCGTTTGAAGACAATACTTTTGATGCCGTATTTATGAGCCACGTCCTTGAGCACATCCATTGGGGAGACGTTCCGGATTTCTTGGAAGATATGTCACGTGTAGCAAAACCAGGTGCGCCAATGCTTATTATTTGCCCAGATGTCTACAAAACCATAAAGTTATGGCACGAAAACAAAATGCCATGGTGGTTGGTTGAGTCTGTCATGGAACACGCTGAAGTTGCGCCAGAACATTTGCAAGATGTTGAATGGTGGGATGGGGCTACACACCACTGGAATGCGCACGAAAAAAGAATAGAAGATTTGTTAAAAAAGATGGGATTTACTAATATTGAAAATGTTTTTAATTTAATACCCGACGGTAACTCATGGAATGACCACCAAGTGCCTAATATAACTTGGCCTGTTGTTGGTAAAGCCGCTTGGCAATTGTGTTTAAGGTTCACCAACAAGCAATAAAAGTTATGCGCTAAAATGTGGTGTGAAATTTAAATTCCGCCCATTGCAACTGCTTCCATTGTTTATTTGGCTACTTCCTTTTTTTACACAAAGTGTTCAAGCCGAAATACAACAAGGTTTAAACGCTGTCGGCTACAAAATCAATCAAATCAATCCAACACGTTCAGATACCGCCTACCCTACTTGCGGCACAGAAACAGAAAACAACATCAACCGCAATTTTGAAGGAGAACCATTTCAGCAATGCACAACTGATATGTTCATGATTCACTACACGGGCTATATTGAAATACCAACAAACAACACAATCAAATTCATGGTTGCAGCTGACGACGGTGGCACAGTAAAGATAGGTACAACAGAATTTGGTACATGGAACCTAAAAGGCTGTTCATGGTCGGCGCAAACAACCAATTCGTTTCCTGCTGGCTCATATCCGCTAGATGGATGGTTCTACGAATGGGGTGGCGGATCTTGTTATATGTTGGCTTGGAACATTGACAACACAGGCTGGCAAATAGTGCCGGACTCGGCGTTCACTCAACAGGCTGTCGCAACAACCACTACTTCGTCAACTACTACTTCGTCAACTACTACAACTTTATCTTCAACAACCACTTCAACAACCACAACCGAAGTTTCCACGACCACGAGTTCATCTACGACAACCCTTCCCACAACAACGACCACAACCAGCGAACCAGTTCAGACAAGCACAACCACATCAATTGAAAATACAACGACGTCCACGACCACAACTGTTCAAGTATCCCCGACAACAACGCAAGCACCGTATACTCCTCCTCAGACTACGACGACTAGTCCCACCATTGAGACTCAACCTCAGCCAACCACAACCGAACCCGATACCACAGTTGACGAACCCGATACCACAGAACCAGAAACATCTACAACCGATCTTCCCGATCCTGTTGAAGATACTGTTGAGCCTGTTGAGACAACCATTCCTGAGACAGTCGTTCCTGATCGCGTAGACGAGATTCTTCCCGACGAAACAGAACAGCCAGAAGACATATCAGAGCCGCAGGAAGATATAAAAGAAACAGAAGTAGAACAAGTAGATGATTCATCGTCTACTACGTTACCACCTATTTCTGAGATTGAGTCAGTATTTGATGTTGATATTTCTAAGGAAGAATTGACAGAAATTCTTGACAAGGTGTTTGCAGACACTACAGATACCGAACAAGTAGTTGAGGCTATCAATGACTTACTGGATGCAGATTTGTCCAAAGAAGAATTGGCGGCAGTTTTTGATGCCGTTTTTGATGAAGATCTTTCGGATGAAGAAACTATTGAGTTGGCCCAAGAGGTTCTGAAAGGTGAACTTGACGCAGAAGAATTCGGCACCGTACTTGATGCCATCTTTGACAAAGTAGTAACTGACGAAGTTTTGATTGAAACATTTACTGCTGTTTTGGAAACCAAACTTGATGCAGAAAAATTTGAAGCAATAGTTAATGTCCTTGAATCTGACGTTATTTCCAAAGAACAGGTTGCTGAAGTAGTCACTTTGATTATTGAACAGGAAGGCGGAGTTAATGCAGAACAAGCAACGGAACTTGCCACAAGTGAAAAAGTGTTGGAAAGCATTGACGGCGACCAAGCAACGGAAGTGTTTGATGCCGTGGTTGCGTCTGAGGTGTCGCCAGAGGATGGGTTAGCAATTTCAAAAGCAGTTCAAGAAGCACCTAAAGAAGTTAGAAAAGCATTTGAAAAAGAATTAAATGTTTTTGAAGGTGTATTTGATGTGTATGTTCCCATGGGTTCTAGAATTCCAGTGGGTGATCGTCGTGTCATCGTTGGCGTAGGTGCTGTATTATTGAGTGTCCCAGTTCGCGTGCGAGTTGGGTAAGGTTAATCATCTACAATCGCGTTAGAGGCCTCTAGGAGGCTATTACAGGCGACAAAATACCACATGGGCTACTTGATAGCGGACTTTATCAAAACGAGCGTATATGGAGTTTTATGGAAAATCTTAAAAAAGAGTTAAAAGGTCTGATTTGGACTTTAGCCGGAACTGGGTTGGTGCTAATCACCCTATCTGGAAGTACTCGTACAACTGGTATTTGGATCAGTATTGCTGCTATAGTGCTCTCACTAGGAAGTGCGTATTTATCTAAAGACGAGTAAGGATGCATGAAACGGAACACAATAGGTTTTTTAACGCACGATTGGGCATTCGGAACAAAACCACTACAACCTAACGGATGCGCTTGGTACAGATGTTTGCTACCAATGCGGGAATTAGAAAAGCACGGTTGGAGAGTTGGCATTGGTTTGCCACAGTTCAATAAACAACACGGCTTTGGAATGATTTTAAATGAGAACCAGGCCGTACATGGTTGGGATATTTTGGTGTTTAAACTTCTTATGAGAAAAGAAGTGGCATCAGCAATGCCAATTGCTAAAGCCCTTGGTCAAAAGATTGTTGTAGACATTGATGACTTTTTTGATGGTCTAGACGAAACTAACCAAGCTTATGCTGTCACTGACCCAAAAAGAAATTCAGAAAACAACAGAGAACATTACAACTCTATTATTGCCCAAGCAGATGCGATAGTAACATCAACACCATTTTTGTACGAGTATTACAAAGCAAAATATAAAAATGTTTATCTTGTACGCAACGGTATTGATTTACCTCGGTGGGTGCGCAGAAAAGACAGAGCAGCAAGTAGACCGACAATAGGTTGGGTAGGTGCAACTCCTTGGAGGTCTAGAGATTTAGAAACTCTATCTTCTTGGATTGGTCCGTTTATGAAAAAAAACAATTTATTGTTTCACCACTCTGGGCACACTAGAAATTCTCCGTTAGCTAGAGATCAATTAAAGATAGACAAACAACGATGCACGGAAACTCCGCTATGCCCAATTAGGGAATATCCCAAGCTATTTAACAAGATAGATATTGGGATTGTTCCGCTAAATGATTTGCCGTTTAACCACGCTAAGTCTTACATCAAAGGACTTGAGTACGCCGCTTCTGGGGTTCCATTTGTATCTTCTTATTCTCCTGAGTACGAGTATCTAGCAGACGCTGGTATTGGCAGAGTGGCTCGTAGTGCTGAAGAATGGCAATACCATTTAAAAGAATTGATCAACCCACAACTTCGTAAAGATGAAGCCGACGTCAATTACGAAATATTAAAAGAAAACTTTACAATGACCCAAACTGGTGCCGATTGGCACGAGGTAATGCTTAAAATACTAGCTTTGTAGATTGTTCTATAATATGAGCCATGGCTAGAAAAAGAGGAATCAACCCTGACGCTCTTAGCCGTATTAGAGCTGCCCGTGCTATGACTAACGTGCAAGACTCTAAAGATTCTTTTTCCCTTTCGTCTGACGAAACTAAAGAAGCTTTGTTTTACCCTGAAGAAAGGTTTGATCCATGGGTAGCTGCCACACGTGGTCATGACAATGAAGATCCTAGTCAATTAGGTGAACGAACCAACGGTCAAGACAGTACAAGACTATTGTCTGCCCAATATTTTTTTAATAAAGAAACTCTGGTTGGAGATATTTATATAAACTTTAGAGGAAAAAAAAATAGAGAAAATGGTACTTATTACGTGTTTAATAATGTTCCAGCGTTTGTTGCAAAACGCTACATGACCGCATTATCTAAAGGTAAATCTTTTAATACAATGGGTTTATCTGGTGGGTACACGAGAGATGAAAGTAAATATAAGTTGGAACCAGCCACTCCATTTGGCGAAAAAATACAAAAAGGTAATTATGGAAACGTTCCTCCAATACCTGGAATACCAAGGGCAAACCCTCTTTCCGAAGAGTCTTTTGAGTCAGGTCTTGGTATACCACAACAATCAGATGAAGGACCAGCGCAAGGAAAACTGTTTTAACTAACGCTAGGCTACACAACATGTCTATTAACACGGTTCACGGTTTTTGGTTTGTTTATTGGATAGTTCGTGATACCGCAGTTAAGTCTACGCCCAGATTAGCTATCGGTTGGCTTCGAGAACTAGGTGGTTATTGGCGTGTAGGAAAAGGAATTCAATTTAAAACAGGGAAATACATTACACAAATTGGCATTTGCAAAAAACGAGAATTCACAAATGAAGAAGAAGGAACACTAAGCGTCCTTGAGGGTAGGATGATGGCAACACCTACTAGTGAGATTGGAGATTGGCGTTGAGATTGTTTAAGACCAACAAGTTGTTGACTGAAGAAAAGGAAAGAACCCGTGCACAGATGCGTGCGGAAAGATTAGACACTTCTTCGTTATACACATGGATGGACAACTCCATCATGTCCTTGGGTGCTTCTTTTGATAATTGGCGTTTTAAAGATGCGCCAGCATCAGAAGTTGCTTCATGCATAGAAGCCATTGCTGTGGTATGGTCGGAAATTGAAAAGAGGAAAAATGACCGACACAAGTAGATCACCAGAAGAATTAAAAATGGACAAGGTTGTAGCAATGCTACGTAAAATGGCAAACGACATTGGATCGTTTCCTCGCAACAACATCATTAAACGAGAAGACTATCGTTTAATTGCTGACGTTGACGACCTTTACAACTTTTTAATTTGCGTTGAAGACCTTTACGAATACCACAAGGGTTTGGTACGTCCAACGGAAGTACATCCAGACCAACTATCACTATTTGAGATGTAGTGTATCCTTGTATGAATGAGCGAAACACTAACTGACGAACAATTACCTGAGGATTTAGTTGAAGAATTAGACGAAACCTCGGCTGAATTTGTAGAGCAACTCGTCACAAAATTGGTTTTGTTCACAGAGCAGTTCTGTGATGTTGAGTTTTTTCCTTATCAAATTCCCATTGCTTATCGGGTAATTGAGTCTATCGTATTGGGTGACGGCGAAGAAATAACGTTGGTTGCAACTCGCCAAAGCGGTAAATCAGAAGTTATTTCTAACGTGCTTGCATCAATGATGGTCATTCTTCCAAAACTGGCTCCTGTATACCCAACGTGGTTGTCCAAGTTTAGTAAAGGGTTTTGGTGCGGTGTATTTGCTCCAGTTGAAGACCAAGCCGACACGGTGTTTAGTCGCATAGTTAATCGTTTAACATCCGATCACGCTTTGACATTCTTGCTAGACCCAGAAATTGATGACACTACAAAAGCTGGTGGTACACGAGGCAAAGGAAAGATTCTGGCTTTAAAAAATGCTGGGTCGTTGTGTCGTATGCAAACTTGTAACCCCAAAGCCAAGATTGAATCTAAAACATATCACTTTGTGCTAATTGACGAAGCTCAAGAAGCCGACGAATATGTAATTGCTAAGTCCATTAAACCAATGTTGGCGTTTAACAACGGAAGCATCATGTTGACTGGTACGGCTTCCCGAACCAAATCTTATTTTTACAAGATGATTCAATACAACAAACGACGGATGACCAGTAGCAAAAAAAGTATGCGAGAGTGTCACTTTGAATACGATTGGCGAGTTGCTTCTAAGTACAACCAGAACTATTTAAAGTTCATTGCCAAAGAAAAATTGAGAATTGGCGAAGATTCTGACGAGTTTCAAATGTCCTACTGCAATCGTTGGATGCTTGAGAAGGGTATGTTTGTTACCGAAGAACGAATGGAACGTCTATACGAACCATCCATGCCGTTAGTCAAACAATGGTGGAGAACTCCTGTAGTTGCAGGAATTGACGTGGCTAGGTCCAACGACTCTACGGTAGTGACTGTTGTGTGGGTGGACTGGGATCATCCAGATCCGTTTGGTTTTTACGAACACAGAATCTTGAATTGGTTAGAAATAAATGACCAGGAATGGGAAAGTCAGTACTTTCAAATTGTTGATTTTTTGCGCAATTACGAAGTTTGCAAAGTTGCTGTAGATGCCCAAGGCGTTGGTGGAGCCGTTGCCGAACGTTTACAAATCCTATTGCCCCACATAGAAGTCACAGCAGCATCATCTGATTCAAAAAGCCAAAACGAAAGATGGGTTCATTTAACAGAATTAATCCAAAGAGAACAACTTATTATTCCAGGTCACTCAAAAGCCCGACGCACTAAATCATGGAAACGTTTTAACCAACAAATGAATGATTTGGAAAAAGTTTATAAAGGTCCGTATATGTTGGCAGAAGCCCCAGACGAAAAGGGAGCTTTTGACGACTACCCAGATTCCCTTGCTTTGGCGTGCTCTACAACCCTGCATGACACAATGCCTACAATCCAAGTTGGGGAAAACCCGTTCTTTAAATAATGGTATTCTTTAATATCCGATTAACTCTAAGGAGTGACACATGACAGTATCACCAGCACCTATGTTCCCAGAAGTAGGTCGTAACGAAATTATGTTTGAAGGCGAGTACGCCCCAAGCATTCCAGGCAACAAGGGTCCGCTTCGCTTTGAAGAAGGCGTTGCTACAGACACCGACGTTCCAAACGACTTTGCTAAAGGCGCATACGAGGACACAGCCCCATCGCCAATGCGAATGAACCAGAACAACCCGGAGATGTTCTACAAGCATGCCGCAGACACTATGCGCGAGCGTGCACACGTAGGTTCAGCTTCGTGGGTTGAAGCACCATCGGTGCTCAGCGAGTTTGTGGAAGGTGCTATGGCTGGCGACGACATGCCGAAGTGGGAATATTCCTACAACAGCGGTGGCCACATGAACCGTCCAAACGTAACTGTTGTTAGCGACTAACAATGGAAGGCGGAACAGCTTCCGCATCTGAGTCCGGCGGTCTTGAATCTGGAGACAGCGGTCTCACAGGAACGCAAGAACTATCTGAAAGCATTGCTCAAACTTATGGGCTAAGTCCCGTAGGTGCGTTTAACCCACGAGGTTATAAAAGCAGAAAAGGTATTTTTCAAACTCTTGTTTTGCGTACCCCACCAGCATCTGCTGAGTTGCGAGAACGACGACACCCGTTTGTCCTTAACTCGTATTTAAAAAATACACTTGGCGTTTCGGTTTACCAACCAACTGGCTATGCTATGCCAAAGAACTTAGCGGGTTCGGGTTTACAACCAACTGCTCTATCTAATCAACAGTTTTCAGAAGAACCTGTGGACCCAGTTGATTCCGCATTTGGTACACAGTCTCCGCATTTGGATTCGGGTGTTCGTGACGTTGACCGACCAGAAGAAGAAGGCCGCTTAAGCAAAGAAACAGATCTTCGTAGGCGTGCATTGCACGTTGAAAAAGGTCGCAAAGACAAATACGACTACGGGAGCTAATCATATGGATGGAGAAAAACAAACACAAATAGAACGTAACTTGTCTCAAATATCGCCTAGAGACATAGAAAAAGTTGATTTAGCAGACGCCGAAGGTTTATTTTCTCACGTATCTAGAAATACCTTTCATCCGGTAACTGGTAAGCCAGGAAGTGAAGATCCAAAATTTCTATCAGGCAGTGTTAAGTGGGATAAAGCAGAACACTCTCAAAACGAAATTATAAAAAATGTTCGTTTAAAGGGAATGTATTTAGTAGCGGCTGGAAAACACGGAACTAAAAACGTGTGTTGTGCAGCAGGTAATTGTTCAGGACCTTGTATTGATGAACAGGGTAGGTTGCCCAAGTATTTGGCAAACATGATGGCTAGAAACACCATGATTGAAAAGTATCCTGTGGAATCAATGGCTTTAATTGCGCACGAAGCGCATACGTTTTTTAATAAGACCATAAGAAAAGGATTACATCCATCACTTAGGTTAGATGGAACTTCAGAATTGCACATAGACAACATGGAAATAGGAGATTATATATACGGTGGTAAAGGTGGTAAATATCAAGAAACACACAAGTCTGGAATCTTCAAAGGAATGCCAATGGCTTCGGGCAGTGAATATGGTAAAAGATATGCTTTGGCATCTAGGGGAGGTAGACCCACACCACAGTCGCGTCAATCAAATGTTGTTCGGCAAGACAGTTGGAGCGAACACTTAACTGACAAAAGATCTGAAGAGTTACGTTCTGAAGGACGTTCAATTGCAGTGCCAATGATTAACTACGGCACATCAAAAAAACCTCATCCTCTTCCGTCACACATTGACGTAAATTTAAAACGAGAAGACGGTGGGGGACGCACTACTTCTTCGTGGCCAGCTGTTGATTATGATTTAGACGATTTTAGATTCTTGCAACCAGGGCAGCCATCTGTTGGAGCGTTAAGAGCTAAGACTCCTTCATATGGTCATAAATTGTCAGAAAAAGCACTAAGACAAGCAGATAACTTTTTGCTTCCACATTACCCTTCCGCTGGTGCAACCATTCCTGTAAGCTTTAGACGAAGGCCGTCAAGGAAGCAGATGTAATATGACTGATGCTTGGGCAATAGTTATCGCTGCATCCATTCCTGTTTTGGCTACAGGCATTGGTTGGGTTATAAGACTTATAAGTTCCCTTGCAAAAACAAACAGGGATGACCACAATAAAGTTATGGAAGAAATGCAGGTTTTGTCTAAAGGCATTAAGAAAGTTAATAAGAAATTAGATAGACACATAGATTGGCACATGGATGAAAAATAAAGATTTGATTGTAAATGTCCTTCTTAGGATTCTTGCAACCTTTGCCGCATCTGGTTTGGGTGTGATTGGTGCAGGCGCAATTGCCGGAGTTCCTTTGTGGAAAGCCTGTTTTATGGCTGGTATCGCTGGTGTTGCTTTTGTTGTAGAAGGATTGTCTCGCTCTTTCCTAGACGATGGAAAACTTACACTTTCAGAAATTAATGACGTTTTCAACAAAGTTGACGGCAAAGAGTCTGCAGTAAAAGAAGAACCAAAGAAAACAGTTAAACCTAAAACAAAGGATGTACAATGAGTAAAGTTGCATGGGATTACATCGTTCCTATTGTCATGCCCAAAGATCTTAAAGGAGTTGAACCTGGAAAATTGCCCGAATCTTTACTTAGACCAATCCCAGGAGGAGGAAAACTCCACTGGCTTGCAGCAAACGCATGGAACGCAATGGTCGCCAAAGCCAAAGCAGACGGACTTGAACTCAAGCCGACATCATCGGGCGACCTCTATCGCTCTTACGAGTCGCAACTGGCAAGTTTTAAGCAGCGCTACGTATTGGAAAAAATTGAAGGAACAAGCACAAAATCATTTGAAGGAAAAACCTGGTACCTAAAAAAAGGTATGGCAATGCTCGCCACTCCAGGAAAATCAAACCATAATCTTGGTATTGCTGTTGATGTTCATTCAGCAGGAGAGCCAAAGCGTCTTAACTGGTTGATTGCAAACGTTAAAGATTTTGGATTTTCATGGGAAGTGGTTCCAAGTGAGCCATGGCATCTGCGCTATGTATGTGGTGATACACCTCCTCCAGCCGTCGTTGCTTTTACTAGCGGACAACCAGCACCTGCAGCAAGTGCGGTAGAAACACCAACAACTGACGCTCCTAAAGATGCAAATAAAGAACTTCAACAAGCCCTTAAAGACAAGGGTTTTTATAACGGTGCAATTGATGGAGACCTTGGTCCAAAGACGCAAGAAGCAATCAAAGCATTTAAAGTTGCAAACAAACTCAATGCCGATTCAGTAGTTGGTCCAAAAGTTAAGGAACTACTAAACCTTAAATAGACATTACAACAGTCGTTGCTTAACCCGCACAATGTTGCTAGTATGCGTTTATGAAAACTTCTGACATTGACCTAATCGTTTACTTTCTACGCAAAGTCTATCCAGGTAAAATGGAAGAAGAAACACTGGTAAATTTAATAGATAAACTACTCTTGGAAAAGAAAAACAGGTTGGCTAAAAAGGAAGCAAAATGACAAAAAGTACACAACAAGAAACTTTGTTATCCAAACTGTCTTCTCTATCCAAGTGTGTTGATGCTCCTTGCCCCATAGGTAAATTGCACAAATCATTAGACAAAGAAACAGCATTGGCTTTGCTTACAGCATTACAAAGTCCAGCGTCTTCTAAGTCTATTCATCAAGCGTTAATAGACGAAGGTTATTCAATATCACGAACAACAATTAACCAACGTCGTCAATGTTTTAAATCCGGTACGGACAAATCATGTTTGTGCTTCCCTAACAACCTGGAGAAATAACATGGGAAAATTACAAGAAAAACTCAACAACATCAGCAGTGAACAAGAAGCTAAGAAGAGGAAAGAAAAGCTAATTGATGCATTGGCAGATGTGCTTGTTGAAAAGAACATTGATCTTGCTGAGTTAGGTGACTTAAAAAAAGTTACAGTTACACAAAAATTCAGTAAGGACAAAGAAGGTGAACCACAAACTCAAGAGACTGTAGTCGTACAGCTTTCTCCAAAATGGGAAGCTGGACCAGAATGGCCAGTAGTTAAACAAGGTCCATCTTTTAAATTACCAATTAGTAAAGCTTCCGCTAAACCAGCAGTTGGCTTTAAAACCTGTGTTGTTGTTCCCGATTTGCAGATTGGATTTTATCGTGGCAGGTCTGGTGAACTAGAGCCAACTCATGATGAGAAAGCAATAGCTGTTTCAGTAGCAATCATCAAGGCAGTAAAGCCAGATGTCATTGTTTGCGTTGGTGACAACTTAGATTTACCAGAAATGGGTAAGTACCTTACGTACCCAGCGTATGCGCAAACTACACAAGCATCTGTTGACAGAGCAACAGAGTTTTGTGCGGAGATGCGAAACGCAGCACCAAATGCTCAGATAGTTTGGTTGGCAGGTAATCACGAAGAGAGAATGCCTAAGTATCTTCTTACTAATGCTGGAGCAGCATATGGCTTGAGGAGAGGAAACGTTCCAGAATCTTGGCCAGTATTAAGCGTTCCCTATCTTTGCAGAATGGATGAATTTGGTGTTGAGTACCGACCAGGGTATCCCGCATCTGACTTTTGGATAAATGAAAAGTTACGAGTAATACATGGAGATAGAGTTAAATCATCAGGATCAACAGCACACGTTTATTTAAATGCGGAGAAAACGAGCGTAATTTATGGACACATTCACAGAATTGAAACTGCGTATAAGACTAGAGAGGACTTTGATGGTCCTCGCACAATCATGGCGGCGTCGCCTGGCTGTCTCGCTCGTATTGATGGCGCTATCCCTTCTACTAAAGGTGGCGTAGATTTAGACGGTAGACCATTGACTCGCTACGAAAACTGGCAACAAGGTCTTGGCATAGTTACCTACGAAGACACTGGTATGCATAAGTTTGCTTACGAAGTAATTCCAATTTATGATGGTTGGGCAATGTACCACGGCAAAGAGTACAGTGCGTAACATACATGACAACAATTATTGCTATTCAAGGAGATGGGTTTTCAGTAATTTGTGCTGACTCTCGTATTAGCGATTCTTACGCTGATGGGATGATTTCACAAATAGGAACTTTGCGTGAAGGTTCTGGAAAAGTAGCTGTAAACGGAAAATACCTATTAGCAACTGCTGGAGACCTCAGAGCAATCAACATTCTTCAACACGTGTTTCAACCACCAACCCCAACGCCTAACACTAGAGGTAAAAAGCTAGATCAGTTTATTACCAGCAAGTTTATTCCGGCACTACGAGAGTGTTTTGATTCTCAAGGGTACTCAGTTCCTGATCGTGATGATAAAGAACATATGGCTGAACAAGGGTCAACTATTCTTTTGTCAATCAATGGAACGTTGTATTTAATTGACGGAGATTATTCGTGGTATTCCGACTTTACTGGGCTGTACGCAATTGGCACTGGCTCTTCGTATGCTCTTGGAGCACTACAAGCTTTGGTACATAACAAGAAACAGACGGTCATTCAAGCAAAAGCCAACGCTATAAAAGCCATAGCAATCTCTGCTAAGTTTGACCCATACACGGGTGCGCCATACCACACCTTTGTGCAAGAATACGAAGTACGCAGTAAATCGCGTAAACCTGTATAATTAACAAACCAACAAAAGGAGTAATACCATGAAAACAGCTCATGTAGACGCAACAGCAAAAGGAGCCTTGTTAGGCTTGTTGACATACGTCGGCACAAAATACGACGTTTCAGCAGAGGTAGTAGCTGCCTGTGTTCCAGTAGCAGCCCTTGCTCTGTCGTTCATTTCAACCAAGATTGGTGACAAAAATACAACCATGTTGATTGACTTGGCTACTAAAGCCGTAGCTGCAGCCCCAGCAAAACCTGCTGCCAAAAAAGCTCCAGCAAAAAAGAAGTAATATCTTATTACTTTCTTAAAGAGGTTTTAAATGCCTATTGATTTTTGGTCTCCGTCTTATAGGGCTGCATCTAGCGATCTAACAGTTGCTATCAGCCCTTTAGGACTAGTTGAACTTGCCGACGAAGAGTTTGAAGTTCACGGCCCACGCCTTAACCGTTACTCTGCTGCATGGGCTTGGTATCTAGGACACCATTGGTCATACCGTCGCGAAATGGGCGACAACAACATCACGATGAATTATGTCCGAACAATGTCGGACTTCATCACCAACTTTTGTTTTGGTAAAGGAATTCAATTTAAAGTTCCTGAGCAAAACCAAGCAATCATCCCACGACTTCTTCATGAGATTTGGGATAACCAAAACAATAAACATTATTTGCTTTGGCAAATGGGTCAATTAGCCAGTGTTACTGGAGATTGTTTTGTAAAAGTTGCGTATGATGAACCATACACGGATGGTGCTGGTGTTGTTCGTCCAGGTCGTGTGCGAATTTTGCCTCTTAACCCAGCTCATTGTTTCCCTGAATATCACCCACATGATCGTGAACGTTTGTTGCGCTTTAAACTTAAGTATCGTTTTTGGGGCACATCTCCAGAAGGTACTCGTCAGGTTTACACCTTTACAGAAATTCTTACCGACGAACTAGTTCAACAATATGTAAACGACGAACTAATTGATTCATATCCAAACCCAATTGGCACAGTTCCTATTGTGCACATTCCAAATATAACTATTACTTCGTCACCTTGGGGACAATCAGACATTTGGGATGTAATTCAGTTGAATCGTGAACTTAACGAAAAGATGACTGAAGTTTCAGACATCATTAACTACCACGCTGCTCCAGTAACAATTATTACTGGCGCAAAAGCAAGCCAACTTGAACGAGGACCAAAGAAAGTTTGGGCTGGCCTTCCAAAAGATGCGCAGGTATTTAACCTTGAATCTCGTGGAGAAATGGCTGGAGCGCTTGAGTACATTCAAATGATTAAGCGAGCAATGCATGAGATTACTGGTGTTCCAGAAACAGCATTAGGACAATTCCAACCAGTATCTAATACTTCTGGTGTTGCTTTGGCTATTCAGTATCAGCCTTTGATGAACCGTTATCAAATGAAAAAAGTGCACTTTACTAACGGTTTAGAAAAACTTAATGAAATTATTATTAGAACAGCAGCCGTATTCATGCCAGAACTTTTGGTGTACGACGCATCACAATCAGCAATGCCGGAAGCAGATCAACTAACGCAGTTAGATCCGATGGACCCAAATACTTACAAGACAACAATCCATTGGCCTGAACCACTTCCTGTTGATGCTCTTATCAAACTTAACGAAGCCCAAGCAAAAATGGCATTGGGTATTGAGTCCAAGAAAGGTGCTCTTCGTTCACTAGGCGAAGAATTCCCGAACGAAAAGATGATTGAAATTTTTGATGAACTTATGGACGATGCAATTGACCAAGGTGCACTTGATATGGTGCGTGCACAAATTGGTCAAGCAGTAATGCTTGCTACAGGCCTATTGCCTGATACATCTGGTATGCAAACGACTTCCGCTGGAGGTGCTAATGTATCTAGTGCGGGAAGTTCGGGAACGGGCGGACCGCTTCCAGGTGTTGGTGGTATTCCACCAATTGAGGAAGACTTAATTAATAAAATGACTAGTCGGGCATATGGCGCAAGATTTGCACAGCGTCGTATTCCTGATGAAGACAAATAATTCGTAAACTACATCAGTAAATATTCGCTAAACAACACATAGGAGAAAATTATGGCAAAGCGAGAAACAGATGAAATCACCATCCCTGCAATTGCAGTTGATGCGTTTAATGAAGAGGCTCAACAAGTAGCCCCAAATAATCAAGTTACCCCAACGGGTAAAATCTTTTCTGAAACAGATGTTGAAAACATCCGTAAACAGGAAAAAGACAAGATGTACAAGCGTCTTGAAGAAGCTGATGCACGAGCAAAGGCAATGGAAGAGCAACTCAAAGTCCTTGCACAGGACCGTGAAGCAGCAATTAAAAAAGCTGAAGAAAAGGCTCGTGCTGAGGAAGAAATCCGCAAACAACGAGAATTTGAAGAGCTTACATCCAAGCAATTGTTGGCAAAGACTGAAGATGAATTCAACACCAAGATTAAAAACATTGATGCTGAATGGCAATCTCGGTTTGCAGCAATTGAAGAGGATCGCAAAGCTCAACAAGCGTTGCTTGAGAAAGAACGAGAATTGCGTGAATTAGAAGCTTATCGTCAGCGCAAGCTTCACGAGGAACAAGAAAATATCATCCCAGAATTGATTGATCTTGTTGCTGGTAACTCTATTGAAGAGGTAGACGCTTCAGTAGATATCTTGCGCCAACGCAGTGCTGCTATACTTCAAAGTGTCCAGCAAGCGACGCAACCACGCCAACTTAAAGGCGTATCAGTTACTTCGCCAGTGTCTGGGCCAATGGAAAACCAAACGGAATACCAGACGTTGAACTCGGATGACATCCGAAACATGACAATGGACCAGTATGTTAAAATGAGAGACAGGCTATTAAGTTCACGATCCAATAAAGGTCGTTTTTAAGGTCCAATATTCAACATGAAATTTAGGAGATAAATTATGGCAATTCCAGGCCCACAGGGTGGCGCAATTACGGGTGCAGGTCTTACTTCGGTAACGACAACTGGTTACTCAAGTGATGCAACACTCTCACCAGCGATTCAACAGATTTGGTCAAAAGAAATTTTGTTCCAAGCAATGCCTGTTCTTCGTTTTGAGCAATTCGCAGTGAAGAAGACTGAACTTGGTGTAATGCCTGGTTTGACAATCAACTTCATGCGTTACACCAATCTTGGTGTTAACGAGACAACTGGCGCGACCCTTACTGAAGGTGTTCGTCTTGAGCCAGTAGCTTTGTCAGCATCGCAGATTCAGATCACAGTTGGCGAACAAGGACAAGCTCTTGCCGTAACCGAACTGTTGCTCAACGCATCGTTTGACGACGTAATGGCTTCATCAAGCCGTTTGCTTGGTCGTCACATGGCACAGTCAATGGACATTCAAGCACGTAACACGCTCTATCAGAACGCTATTCCGTTCGGTGGTGGCGCAGCAGTTCCACCAAGCGTTGTCTTTGGTCGCAAAACCAATGGCGCAACACGTGGTTCAATTGCTCCTTACGAGTATTCGGCAGCTGGCACATACAACGATCCTGGCTACCTCTCACCTGCAACAATTAAAGATGCAGTTGAAATTCTTGCTGGTCAGAACATCCCACGTCTTGGTGACACATACGTGTGCTTCGTTCACCCATCACAAAGCCGTGCGCTTCGTGACTGGCCGGAATTCATTGAAGTAACAAAATATGCTGCTCCAGGCAACTTCATGCTTGGTGAAATTGGTCGTATCTACGACGTAGTTTTCATTGAGACAACTCAAGTTGCTCAAGGTGGCGGTCCTGCAGACCTTGTGTCGGGCACGACTGGCAACCAAGCACCAACAGCAACTTCATACAGCGCCATCATGATTGGTGACAACGCTTTCGGTCACGCTATTGCATTGCCAGTAGAACTCCGTGACGGTGGTGTCATTGACTTTGGTCGTGAGCATGGTCTTGCTTGGTACGCAATTTGGGGCTTCGGTATGATCACTGGAGAATCCCGTGTTGTACTTAACACCAAGGGTGGCGCAATCGGCGCTTCGTAATTATCTCTAAGATGTAAGTGGGGGTTAATACCCCCACTTTATTCTTAACTACACAAAAAGGAGCCATAAAATGGCACGTGCTAAAAAAGAAATTAAAGAATTTGTTGAACAAGACCAAAGTTTGTACGCAATTGAGCGTGATGAAGCCGAAGTACTTGATCCAACCACCAAAGACGAATTGGTATCAGCAAGAGTCAAGGGTAGTTGGGTTATGTTTTGGAGCCAATCAAGCTATTCATTTGTTGACGGACAACGATACAAACTTCCTCGTGAACTGTTTAACTATCTTAAGAAAACAGGAAATATCTACGACACACTCTGAGGTTTAAATAATGACAGGATTTATAGTACCGAACGCAAAACAATTTGGTGTATCAATCCAAAGTTTAGACCAAGCAGAACCTGATTCATTAGATTTTGAAATTGTTGGCAACAACCGCTATGCGGTTCTTTCTGGACTATCCGCTACCTTTAACGCAGCAGTCAACGGATCAGCAATCATTACTTCCGGTGAAGTTATTATTGATGGTGTTTACGGACAGGTTTCTGGAACTACTTTAAACTTTACAGCCCCTGCTGTTGATCCACGTTTTGATTTAATTGTTGCCCAAAACAGCGCTGGAGTATTTTCTTTAAATACAATTATTGGAACTGCAGACGCAACCAATCCTATTTTCCCAACAGTAGCTTCTACTCAAATTGTTCTCTATGCTTTGTACCGAAAGTCTGGAGAAACTTTTGGCAACAACAGCGTTGTAGATAAACGAAAATTAACATCTACAGTAATCCGCAGTGGAACTGGTACTCCTCCTGCAGTTGGCGTAGACGGAGATTTGTATATCCGAACTGGGTTTACACCAGCAGTAGGTCAATCATCTCTGTATGTAAAACAGTCTGGGTCTTGGCAAAACTTAGGTGTATACACTGTAGTTCCTGATGTTCCTTTAAACCCATTTTTGCTTGTTGGATTGTGAGCGAAGAACTACTTCCTACTCCCACGGGAACTGTTGCAGACATTACAAGAGTTCGCCGCGTTAGTTTAGGGCGTTTTAGAGAACAGCAACCAGCAATGAACCAAGAGTTGCAAGACACAGTTCCTGGCTCTGGTTCTGGCGATCAATAATAAAGTAAACTGTTAGCATGCATACAGTATTTGACCCTGCTTCCGTAAACACCATTACAACAATTGCTAGAGGGTTCTTAAGAGATTTTCCTAAGTTTTTTCAAGTATCGTTTAATGCGGTAGGAAGAACCTACGAATTAGGTAATCCAAATATTGATGCTGACTCCCTATGGGTTGCTTCATACACAAACAGCGCCCCAGTAACTATAACTTCAAGCACTTCCGCTAGTTCTTATTACTCACTAGATGCACGCAATGGCATTTTGCGGTTTAACCAAACCCCAACTGCTGGCGCAAACATCTTGGTTGAAGGTTACTATTATGAATGGGTTTTGCCGTCAGACCTTGAGTTTTACGCAAACCATGCTATTGAACAACATGTCTATAACTTAGATTTACCTCTTGAAAACATGTCTGGGATTGTCATTGACACTATTGGTATGAGTTGTGTTGTTGAAGCCCTTTGGGGTTTGCTTACTGAATACAGCCGAGACATTGACGTTACTACCTCAGAGTCCGTACATATCCCGGCAAGCCAGCGGTTCAGAATGGTTCAAAGCCTTCTTGATTATTGGTCAAAAGCATATGAGAAACAAGCCAAAGCTTTAAACATTGGTCTTGAAAGAATTGAGATAATGAATCTTCGCCGTGTGTCCAGAAGTACAAACAGGTATGTTCCTATTTACAAGTCTAAAGAACTTGGAGAATACGGTCCAATTGAACGTCTCTTTCCAGAAATTGGAGATGGCGTTATCAATATTGAAGAACCTGAGGATGAGCAAATTAGAAACGTATATGTAGCTGTAGAACCTGGAACTACCTTAAACACAACTGCTATCTACGGGATGTAACCCATGGATGGTCGCAGAGAACTTGCCCACATTCGCAAGAACTATCGTCAGTACCACCGACAAATTGGCGAAACCATAACATGGTTTAGTTTTATACCTTTCTCACCTACAGGCAGCGAATACGATGACGTATACGATGAGGGTCCATCTGGTCCAGACGGTAAAAAGTACAAAGACAAAGTCATCATTCCAGTATTGATGGTCACTGAAACTGAAGACACAAAACGAGCTATTCCAGAAGGTAGGCAGCCAGTTCAAGTAGTAAACGTTGTTATGTCTATTGCTGACATGCGTGATGCTGGTGTTGAAGAGCCGTACGAGTATCAACGGCATTTAAACGATATTTTTATGTACGACGCTAGGTATTACAGCGTCACCATGTACCGTGTTCGTGGTCGTGTAAAAGATGACGTATTGGTAGTTGTAGAAGGAATTGAAATTTACGTAAGTGATGAAATGCCTAATGATCCAGGTCCTGCAGCACTAACCGTAAATGACTTTCCTTGGCCCTCTACGTTGCCATCCCTTACCTGATAAACTGTAATTGCTTAGCGTGCGCTAAGCAATACAACGCCTAGGGTTAAAGGAGTGCCAATGACTGGCAAGACAACTTCATCTGCCACTTCTCGCCCTGTTATCCAAGGGGTTCCTTCCCCGATTGGTTATTTAGCTGAGCTTTCAGTAAACTTTGAACATCATTTAGGTCGTATTATCAATGCTGAAATGGTCAAAGAAACAAAGAGAATTAGAAAAGCTCTTGTCCAAAAAGAACCTGAATGGAAAGACATTGCTCAGTACCTTGATGTTTATTGGGATCCTAAAGTTTTAAGTTTTTCATATGCTTTAAGAACCAAAACAGCAAGAGAAAAGTTTAAACAATTAGAATATGGTCCTCCTGCTAAGTCGCTTCTTAGACACGAACTTCTTGAATTGAACAAAACTTTTGGCGTTGAGATCAACAACTCTATAAATAAGTTTTTAGGAAACAAATGAAAACTGGGTTTTTACTTGCAGAAGATGAAGCTATTAAACTTAGGTTTTCTAATATCTACGTTACAGATGACCGTAATGCGCAACGCCCTGTAAAAGTCTTTTTTAGGTATCCTGAGTCTGAAACAGAACGGGATTATCCGTTTATTACTATTGAATTAATTGACGTTTTACATGCAACAGACCGCCAACATTCATATGTAGAGTTGTATTCTGGAAATGCTGGGGGCTGGTCTTTAGATAGCCCGGCATACGTTAACTACTTGCCTAGCCTTGTAGACAACATTAACGGTTCATCCACATCCACCTTTAAGAAGATTCCAGATTTTATACCCGTAGACCTTTTGTATCAGGTATCTACTTATTGCCGTACCGCCTTACATGACCGTCAATTAACAGCTAGGTTTTTGCAAAAAGTTGTTCCTTTTAGGTTTAATAGTATTGCAGTAGAAGCAGATCAAACTACTAGAAGATTTGATATGCTGGACTGGACGAATGCTGACCTTTTAGACCAAGAGTCGGGTTTTAGAAAACGTATATTTCGTAAGGTTTATACGTTAAAAATGTCGGCAGAAATAAGTGATGCTACCTTAACTAACATCACATCTGTCAAACCTGTGTCCACAATTAATAGTACAATTAGTGAGCAATTACATGTTTTTAACCCGTAATTCATTGTCCACATACACATAAATAGGAGTTATCATGGCATATGAGCGTCCAGGAGTATACGTTTCCGAATCAACGTTTACTACCAACATTCAAGCAAACACAGGGGTTACGGCTGCAGCGTTTGTAGGCACGGCTGAACGTGGCCCAACTACAGCAACACTGGTGACAAACTGGTCACAGTACACAAGTTTGTTTGGTGAACTGTTTAACACTTATGATCTTGGTTATGCTGTCTACCATTTTTTTGCAAACGGTGGTCAATCGGCATACGTTACACGTGTAGCAGACAGTTCTGCTGTAGTAGCTACTAGCACTATTCAAGGAACACCTGCAGCTGGACCTGCTGCTGACATTTGGACACTTCAAGCTAAATCAGTTGGTGTTTGGGGAAACAACTTAACCGTTGATTACACCTTTGACGATACCACACTGGTTAATCCTACAACAGCTCCAAAATTCACAAAAAGCACGTTGTTTACAGTTACTGTAAAAGCTGGTGGTGTTCAGGTAGAAGAGTGGTCTGGATTGTCAGTTAACCCTGAAAGCAACAGGTACATTACAACAGTTCTTGACCTGTATTCGTCATACGTAACAACTGCAAGTGTTGCTACTGTTGCAACAGGTGCTCAATTGACAATTAGCGGATTGACACCATCTGCATACACAGTTACCAAAACTTTTGCAAACGGTAGCGACGGCGTTGGTTCAATTGACGCATCTGATTGGCAAACAGCACTAAATACTTACGACACAGTTAATCAATCATTGATTTTTAACTTAGTTGGTCAAACGTCATCTACAATTGTGAATAACGCAATTACCAAGATGATTTCTCGTGGTAACTCGTTCTTGGTCGTAGACACGCCGTTAACCGCAACAAGCAAAGCTTTGTTGTCGTCAGCAGTTGCTGGATACACACAATCTAGTTATGCAGCTGTTTACGGTCCTGCTCTTAAAATGTACGACCCAACCAAGTCTGGTGCCGCAGCAATTCGCAATACCTATCCAGGAGGAGCCGTTGTTGGTGCAATGATTCGTTCAGAAGTAGCACGAGGAGTTGCTAAAGCCCCAGCTGGTTACGGTTTGGATTTGCGCAACGTATTTGGTCTTGTTGCAAACCTCACTGAAACAGAACAGGGTTCTTTGTACAAGACAGAACAAATGAACGTGCTTAGTATTGTTCCTGGAGTTGGAGCCATCATTAATGGTGCTCGTACCCAGGCTAGAAACACGTCAGATAAGTTTGTTACTGTGCGTCGTTCTCTCAACTTCCTAAAGCAAACACTCAAAGATTCAACTGCATACGCTTTGTTTGAGCCGAATGATCCTCGTTTGTGGGAAGCCCTTACAGTTAAAGTTTCGTCAATCCTTACAACATTCTGGGCATCCGGTGGTTTGAAAGGAAAAACAACTGGTGAAGCTTTTTATGTAGTATGTAACGACACAAACAACACGCCTACCTCAGTAGAAAATGGAATAGTAAACATTCAAGTTGGTGTAGCTTTGCAGACTCCAGCAGAATTCATTGTAATCAACATCAGCCAGTTTACTGGCGGATCAACAGCAACTTCAATATAGGAGATAAACATGGCAGTTAATTCTGTAAAAACGACAAGAACAGATCCACTTCGTAACTTCAAATTTACGGTTAAGTTTGTTCCACTTGACACCGAACTTGAACTACTTACTAAAGGAATTGGCGATCTGGGTTTTGCCCAAATGGGTGGACTTTCAGTTCAAAACGAATTGATTGCTTATCGTGAAGGTGGCATGAACACACACCCACACAAAATGGTTGGTCAATCAGATTTTCCACCAATTTCTTTTGCACGTGGGGCTTTTGCTGAGCAAGATCATCTATACCAATGGCAGCGTTTTATGCATGCATGGCTTGGTGGAGGCGTAGAGGGTATTGCTGGTGGTGCTGCAGGTGACGGAACAAACTACCGATGCAATATCATTGTTAAGGTGTTTGATCACCCGTACACTGCAAGTGGGGTTCAGTACCAATACAACACTGACAACACCAATCCAATTGTTCCAGGAACACCAAAGCTTGCATTTAAAATTTTTAATGCATGGCCTGGCGCTTACGGCCTTAGCGATCTTAACGCTGGTGACAACGGTATTATGATTCAACAATTAAACATTCACCACGAAGGTTTTCAAATAGCTTGGACTAAAGCAGAAATTGATGCAATTGCACCACTAAACTAATAACAAGTACAACATAGGAGCACAAAATGAATACTAAAAATGATGCTGCAGCTATAAACGCGGCTATTGCCGACCCTGTTCCACGCATTCAACCCACACCAAACACTACTGTTGAGTTGTCTCGTGGGGTCTTCAATGAGGAAACTGACGAGTGGGAAACCACAACTGTAGTAAAAGAACTTACTGGTGAGGACGAGGAGGCCTTAGCAGCCCTAGATGCTGACGGTGATCTTTTGTACGCTCAATACATGTCAGCGTTATTAAAACGAAGTGTTGTATCTATTGGCAACACTAAAGTGGCTGAAAACCAATCAATAATTGATGATTTAATTCTTGGTGATCGTGACACGTTGTTTTTAGCAACAGTTACTGCTACTTATGGAGATCATCGTGAGTACCAAATAAATTGTCCTCAATGTAAGAAATCAAACGATGTTCTTATTGATTTGAAAGCATTTCCAGTAAAAGAAACAAAATTAGATCCAAAATTGCCCATTTCTGTAACTCTACGCAACGGCGAAGTACAACAGTTCAGGTTGGTTACTGGCGGAGATAGTCAGGCTGTAAGTAAAAAAGCAAACAGTGTTCCAGAACAGAACACAACTTTAATTGCACGATGCGCTTTGTGGGAAGGTAAGGAAAAACCAAAAGATGTTGAAAAGTGGGCCAAGAAACTTGGCATGAAAGATCGTGCCGTGATTATTGACAAACTACTTGAAGCACAACCAGGCCCAGAAATCAAGGAGGTGGAAGCCCACTGTGCCCATTGCGAAAAACCTTTTCCAATCGCACTAAACTGGGCCTCCCTTTTATTCGGCTAATATAGTACATACATATTGGGACTACGATTCAATCGCATCTGTTTACAAGGGCTTTTCGCTCAGTGATATAAAATTGATGACCGTGCGTCAGCGCACCTATTGGTCAGACATGAGTAAATGGAGAAAATCGGGGTAACGATGGCAGAAAAAAATCTAGGTGATTTAAAAGCCAAATTTAAAGTCGACGTTGACCAAGTTACAAAACTGGTCAAGGGCGTTTCAGACATGCGCAAAGACTTTGCCACCATGGAAACCCAGTTAAAAAAAGTAAACTACCAGTTAAACGAAGTATTTAAAAACTTAAATAAAATTAAAGGGGTAGGAGGACTTTCAGGAGGGATTGGAGGAGGAACAACACCAGCGGGTGGTCATCCACTTCCTTTAGGTGATCCTAAAACACAAACGCCTTCATCGGTTACTCAAAATCAGACTGTTAATCTTCCTGCACAGGAACTACTGTACCTAGACCCACCAGGTGGTCGGGGAGGTGGTGGCGTTCCTTTAGCGAGAATGTCAAGAATGGGATCTGCCATGACTATGGCTGGTCAAGCGGTTGCTGCTGCTATTGAAGTGATGAACCGAAGAATGGATTCTAATTATGATCGTTCTCTAGGTGCTGACAAATTAGGTGTCTATTACCAACAAAACAAAGGCATTTCTCAACAAAACTATGTTGACACTATGCGACTGCCATTAGCCAATCAACGATTGGGCTACGGTGGAATTAGCACAATGCTTGCATTGCAAGCATCAACTGGTTTGAGCGCTGAAAAAAACGCTGCTGGTTTTGCTGCACAAAGAGCGTTATCTGGTTATTCAATAGGAACAGATCAGCTTGCGCAACAAGCCGCAACTCTTGCGGGACCAGCAGCCAACAATCGTATGACAATGATGTTGGGCACTGGTATGTACGGTCTTGGAGGAAAACAAAAATCATCAATGCAAGTAATGCAAGATGTTATTCAACGCACTGGATTAACTGACCCTAATCGTCTTAAAGGCGCTCGTCAACTTGGCTCAAACACACGTGCGATGCTTCTCGCTTCGGGCGTTCCAGAAGACATGGTTGATCAATATCTAGATTACGCAGAAGCAAACAGCAACTTTCAAAAAAAGACTGGGTCAAAATCAATGTATGACCCTTCTACTTTAAGAGATAGAAAAGTCATGGGAATTGAAGATAACTTCTCAACTCAAGCTGAAGAAACCGCTAGAACAAAAGAACAACGAGACGAAAACTTTTACAATAGACAAAAAGATAACTTAGCTGCATTTGAAAAAAACATTCAAAAGGTTACTGAAGCCCTTGGATACCTTGAAGATAGACTAAGCACAATTGCTGGAGCAAACATTTCTACACGAGGAGGTATGGGTAGAAAAATTGCTGGCTACGGGTTGATGGCAGCAGGTGTAGCCACAACTTTCGCAACCTTTGGAGGAGCAACTCCTCTTGGTTTGGGAATGGTGGCGGCTGGTGGCGCCATGTTGGGTGACCCTGAGAAATCAACAAAAGCTCCGGCTGGTACAGGCGGAAGCATCTTGTACGGGTACAGCAAACCTCCAGAAAGAAAAAGCATAGGAGAAGTTCAAAACACTGCTGGATTTAGAAACTTAAACGCTACGTTTAGAGATCGTTTGTTAAGAATGTTTGAAGCCAATCCCGCAGTAGGACTTGGCTCAGGACACCGTTCAGAAGCGGAACAAGAACGTTTGTTCTTGTCACGTTACTCTGAAGTAACTGATGGCAGCAAAGGCGACGCAACATACAAAGGCAAACAATACAAACGCCATTCTGGTGCAGCCGTTGCCCCACCAGGAAGGTCAATGCACGAAGTAGGTTTAGCTGCGGACTTGGTAGGAGATTTAGATTGGGTTGCCAAACATGCTCACGAATTTGGTTTAAAAACAATTGATGGTCTAAACGAACCTTGGCACATCCAACCAGCCGAACTCCCAGATTCTCGTTACGAATGGGAAAAACAAGGTTCTAAAATGGGGCATCCTTCTGATGCATCTAAAGGAGAAGTTGCTACCGATCCATCAACAGGTGGTCCAGAAGGAGTAAACGTTGTTGGCGACAAAATTGTTAAAGGATCGTCGCTTGCTGGTGCGGTAGAAACGTTTAACCAACCGTCCATTGCAAGCATTGTGGGTGCTGGTTCGCAATATGATGCGATGGATGGTGGAGGAACAAGCAATGTTGTTTCAAAGGCAGCTTTAAATGAAAACCCTTCGTCTACTCCAACCTCTAAAGGATCTGGCGTCTCAGGAACAATGGACCCAGTTGAGATGGCTCAGATCATGTTGCGAAGAAAGTTTCCTAAAGAATCAATTGCAAAAATGTTAGCAATTTCTTATCGTGAATCTCGTTGGCAACCTGGTGCTCGTAAGAATGATGATATTGAAGATTCTTTTGGTTTGTTTCAAATAAATATGAAAGGAAACCTAGGTCCTGTTCGTAGAGGGCACTATGGTTTATCCAGCAACGAAGAATTGTTTGATCCAATTATGAACATTAAGGCCGCTCGCATTTTATTTGGAGACGGTCAGGGAATTAAACATTGGGCAATTGACGGAGACCCCATGCACAATACTGCGGAGGGTATGCCTAAAGCAATAGCCGCGGCCCAAGCTGTGGGTATAGATAGTATTGGCGACCCTACTTTTTCAGAACCTACTCGTGGAGGAGGTAATGTAACTGTTGGTGGAGCGACAACTGTTACTATCGCCCCAAACATTTATATAACGTCATCTGGCAGCACCGCATCAGATGCGCAACAAATGGCATTGGAGTTGGCTAGGTTACTAGACAACAACCTTAAACGAGAATTGCTAAGGAGCATGTAATGGCTGTTAATGAAGATGCTGAAAAACGTCAAGCAAAAGCTGATGTTCAAGTTAATCTTGAAAAACGAAAAGAATACGGAGCAGCTTATGGCGCAGCTTTAAACCTACCAACGGCGTCTTCTTCTTTTAAAGAACCTTCGGGAAGTCTTTTAGACAATCCACCTTTTATATTTCCCGGACCACTAACAACCATTGCAGTAACGGGTGAACAATACAAACCTAAACGAGGGTATATACGCAGACTAAACGAGTTCTACTCACGCATGGGTCCAGAGGCCAAATCTATTACAGGTCGTCGTTGTAATTTTCAATTTCAACCAGAAACTATAGTTCGTAGTGTTAGTGCACAAAGTACAGATACCCAATTCTTTTTTAATCAAGATCCAGCACAGCTAAGTGTTCCAATTCCAGGACAATCTAATTACAACATAACGTTAATGTTTAATAGAGAAGCAGAAGTAGCTTCTGGAAAATACACAAATAATTTTGGAAAAATGATGAGATCAAAAAACCTTATAAACAAAGGTTCAGAACTTGACGTAAACAAATTTATTACGGGAGATTACCAACAAGAGTGGGTTTGCAGTATAGGAGTTCTTGCAGACATCATGGTACTAGACGGGGTTATTGGTCAAGGTATTAGCACTGAAACCATTAAAATATTAAACACAATTAGCAGCACTCAAGCAGCAGCTACAGCAACAGACAGCACTGCAACAGAAGAACAAAAAAAACAAGCTCAAGATATTTTAGAAAAAGAATCTCAAAAGGTTAAATACTGGACACAAGACGCGGCTACTAATCCAAACTTAGGAAACACAGCATTTTTAGTACCAACCCCTGTACGAATAATGTTGTCCAACATGATGATGATAGAAGGTTTTATCTTAACCAGTTCAGTTAATTTTCACAAATTCTCAAAACACTACATACCAACACAATGCCGAGTGGACTTAACGGTTCAAGCTTTGTACATTGGTTTTGCCAAAAATCAAACTCTATTGACCCAAGACACCCCTTTGTCTTTAACTAGCGGTGGTTCTGGGCCTGATGAAGTAACTGTAAAAGAAAAAGATGCAAACATACTTAAAGCAACCCAAGATGGTATAGACGGTTTTTTCAAAACTTGTAAATTTAACGAAAATCTTGTTCCAAAAAACGCTATTTTTCTTACGGGAACACAAGGATTTCAGACTGGTTATTTTTTAAGTAATTTCTTAATGTCAATAACCAATCCAGCTGGAGAAGAATTTTACAAAATATACACCAGTGCTAATGGTGGAGAAGTAACTTGGTTTTGGGAAGCAACCATTAAAATGTTTTGGTATTCAATGGCTGTAAATCAGCAAAACAATCGTGTAACAGGAGTGGTTTCTGCCCCTGTTGGAACTGCTTTTAGAAAAGTTACAAAAGAAGATTTTCTGCCAAATGGTCAATTATTTAACCTAAAAGAATGGGGCACTGAAGAATCTCCTTTTATCATAACAGCTTCCGGAATAGGTGCTAAAGATGTAAATAATTTTGGGCGACAAGATCGTTGGTGGCTACAAGGTGCCGAAGGTGATCCTAATGATAATAAAGCTAAATGGTCTTTTTCACCTCCAACTTCTCCTACGTACAAAAGACCATTTAATGAAGAACAATTTCGTTTTCAATTAGAAGTAACAATTTCCGCAAAACGTTATGGTGCAGATTATGTTTCTAAACAAAAATTTAAACTTGACGAAGTTCCTGGTGGTATAAACTTTAGTACTCTTTCACCAGCAATGATTGCAACTATTTAATTATGGCTATTTTTTCAACTTCCAGATACACTTTTAGTCAAGAACTAAGGACTGACGGTAAAGTTTTAGCTAAACGGAAACCACCGCAACAGTTAACCTATCAAATGTATATTGTACGCCCAGGCGACACGTTTGAAAATTTAGCTGCTAAAATTTATGGAGATAGTTCTCAACACTGGCGTTTGTTAGATTTAAATCCAGAAATTGAATTCTCGTTAGACTTGGCACCTAACGATAAAATAAGAATTCCCGTATGATTTTTTCAAATGCGTTTCCTGAAGTTCCAGTTTTAGATGTAGCTGTAATTGGTGGGGAAGTTCCTCCATCTCAAATTGCAGTTGTAGATTTAACTTTTTCTGAAAACAAACACGACATTGCAACAATAACCTATGCGGGATTTCCTGGAATAGCAGTTACGTCATACATAGGACTTCCAGTTCAAATTAAATTTGGAAACAATGAATCTAATTTAGTAGATTTTGTTGGGTATGTTGCATACGTTGAGATCGAAGCAAACACCAGAATGGGAATTACAAACGACTCTTTAATCCAAATGGCAAAAGTGGTTTGCTTTGGAAGCAGTTACCAGATGAAACCAATTAGAAACACTGCCTACACTAATAAAACTATTAAACAAATTGTTGAAATATTTGCAAACAAATATAATTTTTCTTACTCTGTTCCTAACAACAACTATGTTTTTTCTAATCTAAATCAAAACCAAAAAAGTGATTGGGAAATGCTGGTGGGTGCTTGCAACAAATTAGGATACTCGGTGACAGCACATGGAACTCATCTAGCTGTATACGATAACTACTCTTCGTACTATCGTGGGTTGCCTGAAACTGTTTTGTACACCCTGGAAGACAGCAAAGGAACTGAGCGAAGGCCTGGAAACATTTACGAGTTTAAAGGTTTCTTTGGTGACATTACTCCACACGGACAAAGTTCTGCCTATGTGTTTAACTCACTAGACAACCTTGGAAAAGAAAACACATACACTTCAACTGAAAACAGCACAAGTGGTCTAGGAGCTAAATTTCCTGCAAGGTTTACCCATCAAATTACAACAAACACTGTTTCTAAAAACGACCTAGAACAGGCTTTAAGACAATACACAAGAAAGACATTTCCAATGACAGCTATGGCAAAAGTGATAGGGGTATCTTCAGCCATGCCTGGTCGCTTAGCAAAAGTTCAATCGTACAGTTCTGCATTTGATGGTTACTGGATCATTGAAGAAGCCCGTCATGAGATTAATTCTAAACATTACATTACAACACTTAAATTAAAAACAGATTCAACTAATGGCGCCGGACTAGCCCCCAACAAAGGCTCTGGATACACGCCTCCTCCGTCTTCTCGCTTGTCTAACAACTTGTGGCAAACTGAAAGAGAACTAGCTAATGTTTACTGATTCTCTTATTAACAGAGCCATAGTCTCTTACGCTGACCAAAATACTGGGGTAATAAAAGTGCGAATACCGTCTAAGTTTGAACCTAATGTTGTTTTAGATGTATCATTTATTGGTAGAAAAAAAGTAAATGGGGTCTGGCCTGTACCAGCAATTGGAGATCAAGTAGTGGTTACTGCCGATAACTCTGACTACACAAATGTGTTTATTCTTAACCTTAATCCACCAACAACTACCCCAACAGATGGATATGGATCTATCCTTTCTGTACAAGTTTTTAGTTAAATTAGGAAAATTATGTCAATGTTAAAAATTCCTTTAGAGATTTCTTCTTCAGGGGGTTTTGCTCGCCTGGACACTATAGAACAAAAAGTAAAACAAAAAATAATAGATTATCTAAGCACCTCAACATTTGAACGAGCCATGTCTCCAGCTTATGGTGCAAATGCTAACGCTTTAATTTTTGAAAATTATGATTCGTTGTTTTTTGAAGAATTTAAAATAGATGCGTTAGATGGTTTAAGAAAACATGTTTCTGGAGTTCAAATATTAGACGTGAGACTAACTCCTACAGACACAACCACTGGGTTTGCCGCCGTAGCTCTTAGCGTAGATTATGTTATTCCTACTTTTGGAAAGCAACAAGTAACTCTTGATATATTTACACCAGCATCTATTAGCGAGGACTTTTAATTATGGCCGGATTTGATTACACCAGCAGAGACTACAACTCTATTAGAACTGATTTGTTTGCTAGAGCAACCGAGATTTTGCCTGAATGGACCTCTCGTGACAGTTCTGATTTTGGTGTTTTGTTCATTGACCTAGTTGCCTACATGGGAGATATCTTTCATTATTACTTAGACGAAGCGGCTAAAGAGTCCTTTTTGGATACTGCAACACGTCGTTCATCCCTTTTGGCCATTGCAAGTCTTTTGGATTATTTGCCTCACGGAAGAACACCAGCTAAAACTAGTATCACATTAAACGCAGCATCTTCTATAGCGACTAATGCTGTTCCTATTTTAATTCCTGCAAATACTGTGTTTCTTGCTCGTCCATTAATTAGTACTGCAGAGCCAGTTGCGTTCACATCAAACACTTCTATTGCATTTAATGCAGACGGAACTCCAATCCCTGGATACACAACTTATGCTAAAGCAAGTCCTGCGACACTCCAACTAACTGAAGGAGAGTTGTTTACCGAAACCTTTACTAGCAATGGCGCTCTTTCTCAAAAATTTACGTTGTCTAAATTAGGAGTGGTTGTAGATTCAATCACGGTAGATGTTGCTGAAGGCCTTAACGGAGCAAACGTTTCTTACGCAAGAGTTGACCGTTTAATTGAAAGCACTAGTTCTGATCTAGTATTTACCACACGAATACTTGCCACTGATGAACTGGAACTTAGTTTTGGTAATGCAATTCACGGTAAAGTCCCAACAACTAATGCCGTGGTGACTATTAACTACCGAAGAAGTCGTGGGTCGGCTGGAAACGTTGAAGCAAACTCTGTTAATCAATTTGCTTCATTAACTAACCCATTTGGACCTGCATATGACGGAATAGTAATTACTCCAAATGCCTCAAGAGCTTTTGGTGGATCTGATTCTGAAAGCATTGCATCGTTAAAAAACAACATTCCAGCATCGTTTAGATCACAAGATAGAGCTGTGTCTTTATCTGATTATGAAGAACTTACTTTGCGAGTTCCAGGAATTGTCAAAGCAAAAGCCGAAGTAGTATCTGGTGCTGCAGCAAAGCAAGGTGTGATAACTAACAAAGCTAAAACATCGACTGTGGCCCTGTTAACAACAAGTTCAGCACATGGACTGACCACTAACGAGTACGTAGGTGTATTTGGTGTTGATGACACCTTTGATGGGACTTATGTAGTAACGGGTACACCTACTCCTACAACGTTTACTTATGCTCTTGTTTCGGCAAGCGTAGCGTCTGCAAGTGTGGCGTCAACCGCAACATACAAAAATGCGCAAGTTAAAATTTATGCATTAATTAGTCCCGATGTCTACGATGGTTTACTACCTTCTAACCCAACCACTAGCCCCCTTACGTTAGACACACATGCAAGAGATCTTGTATACGAATACATTTCTCCACGAGAAATTGTTGGCGTTAATTCTTTAGTCATGCCTTCTGTAGCGTTGTCTTCTGTAAAAATTACTTGTTCAATTTCTGCATTGTCTAACTTTGTACAAAACTCAGTGCAAGATAGTGTTGAAGACGCAATTAAAGAATTATTTGTTTTTGATAAATTGTCTTTTGGACAAACCTTAACGTTGGGTGTTTTGTATAGAACTATTTTGGCTGTTCCTGGTGTGGATTATGTAAACATCACACGATTTACTACTGGAAATTCAAACGTTATAGATACTGCAAGTCTTAGCCCCAATGTTCAAGGAGTTCAAGCAGCTGCAAACTCGTTGTTATTGCTAACCCAATTGGCAGTTACTGTTACTGGCGGAATTGCTGCTGTCTAATGGCTTTTAAATCTTTTAGAGTTCGTAGGGTTGACCTAGTCGGAAGTCCCGACATCAACCCGTTTGGCTCCTATGTTCGTGGAACAGACACAGATGCTCCTGCAGGTTTAACACGTTCAGACGCCGATAGTGCGCTGCGAGCAGATGGGTTTATTGCAGCTATCCCTGTTTTTGCAAACGCAGAATTTAGCGCAACATCAACAACATATTCTTCTGTTAATTTATCGTGGTCACCTTTTGTGTTAATTAATCCCGCTACAAATGGAGTTGGTATTTCAAACATTCAAGCAGTTGTAGTTGTCTACTCATCTACTGGTGCACCAGAAACTGTTGCCGATGGAACTATCATTAAAACACAATCGTATAATGACCTAACGTACGCCGTAACTCATCAAAACGTTCCATCTGGTAAATGGGCTTATTACTCTTTGTTCTTATACTACAACCAGAGTGGAGTTGGAGCATCTGGAGTTAACTGGTATGAAAGGGTTGCAACATTACAAGAATTAGTGCCCAAAGATTATGGATTAACAGAACAACTTTGGAATCGCATCCCCTCTTATTATCGGGTAAACGACACTTTAGGAGCAGCAACTGACCCGATTGGTTTGTCTCGTGGATACCTGTATCGGTTTTTAGATGTTTTTGGTTTTGAATTTAATAAAATGCGAACTTTATTACAATCTGTTATTTCCCAATATGATCCTGAAGAAACAGAAACTGAAAGCATTGAGCAACTATCTAAATTAGTAGGTTTAGAAGTAACTCCACAGGACATTGGTACATCACGAATCAGAACAATTATTAAAGATATTACTTACTACAGACAACGTAAAGGAACGTTAGATGCGTTTAAACAATATCTTGTTGCGCTTACGGGTTCTCAAGTTGACGTTGAAGAGTCAACAAGTAATCCTCGTTATTCCTTTAAGGTCCACGCCGAGCGAGCAAACTTAGTAGCAGATTCATTATTTGTAGTTGAATCTGGAACTAAAAAATGGAACTTAACAACACAATCTGCTTCTGTTACTTACACAAAATCAGGCAAGTACATTACTGTAACTAACTCAGGAAGTTCATCAGCACAATTTGCTTTGATGTCCACCGTGGCTGTTCCAGTAAAAGACAATACCGATTATTGGTCTTCTATTGAAATTACAACGGCTTCTGCTGGAAGTATTTGGAGTGCTCAATGGGCATCGGCATCGGCATCATGGTCTAACTGGTCAACCAGTAACCAAAGCAATCAAATTATTCCTGCAAACCTAAGTCCAGATAATAGAAAAATAATCTTAAAACCAGTACAGAACACCACGGCTATGTTGTATCCAGTTCTTATTTTTGGTTTAGAAGCTGGAAAATCCACCACAATAACTAAATGGATGGTTGAACCAAACACGTATGGAAGTTTTTTTAACGGAGACACAGATTTTGGTGGATTCGTATATCAAAACAATAAATCAGATTACGGTTGGAGCGGCTCTCCATATGCTTCGTACTCAACTTATTCAACCAACCGAACAAAAGTTCAAGAAACTATTGAACTGTTGTTGCCAAAATTGTTGCCTGTTACTATGCTAATAAATACAGCAACAACTTTAGGACCAACTTCTTTTGATTGGATACCAGGAAAAACATGAACTACATAATTTGTGCACTAGCCGTTTACAAACTGTTACAAGTAATTGATTTGCTTTTACCTAAAGAAGCAATGCCTTGGGTTAAAGTTTTAGCGGGAGTTGTTGTCTCTTATGCAGCTTCGTTTATTGTTGATGTAGAAAACATTTGGTTGGGCGGTTTAGTCATTGCAACACTTGCTGGTTTATGCCACACAGTGCTACGATGTCTGACTTATCTAGGAGATATGGCACATAACAAGTCTTTAAAATAGGAGGACAACATGCAGAAGTCTAGGTACTACATAATTGCTGGTACTGGTAATTCAAGCGCCAATGTAATAGAAACTGGTTTAAGCGACGTGTCGTTGACCGCAAAAGAGTTTGTGGTTCTTTGGACTGGCAAACCCACCGATGGTCAGAGTCGTGTTTACGATTGGCTCATAGAACATTCAGCGTCATTCACAGTAATTCATTCCGATACAAAAGTTCATCACATTGTTGAGGGTGCTGCAAACAGAGTATTAAAAGTAGACAACCTTGTTGAAGATAGTTTGGACAGTTACCCTGATGCCACAGTACTTGTTTTATGGGATGAAGTTGCTACTTTTGACCAGCCCACTCAGTTTGTAGAAGAGACCGTTCTTATGGCTAATTCAAAGGGTATGGAGACTTTAGACCTTTGCAACGGTTTAGTCCCACTAACAGTTGGGGAACCAACAGAAGACAAGCCCGTAGAGGCCTCTAGGAAGCCCCAGGATGCGTCAAAAAAGGATACCCTTCCCCCTACACAGGATTCAAGTTCTAAGCCCTCTAATGAGCTGTATACGCTTACCTATGTAAATAACGGTCAACTTGCCACAATTAGTGGTTCTAAGAAAAAAATACTGGAGTTCTTAAACCCACAGTGAGGACGTTGGTAAGAAGGGAAACCAACGCCCCCACTATCAAGTGGGCCTTGCGCAGTTACTAAATAACTCGCAATAGTAAACAGGAGAAGGGAACTGTTTACTTACCAAAAGCATAACACGATCACTAGAGAGGATGCAACTATATGAAACAGAAAAGTGCAGGCGAGAATACCAAATTAGGAGGTCCTTGGATTTCCATACCGACTTGGGTTGTTAAGTACATGAAAGGCGATTCCATAGCTTTGCACGTATTGACTTGTGCCATTGGTTACATGAATACACATGATCAAACTTTATCTACGACCTATGACGTTTTGGCTAGAGATACCGGATACAACCGTAGGACTGTGATTAGGGCTATGCATCGTTTGGTTGAGATTGGGGTCATTCGCAAAATTGTAAAGATGGGTAGGCATGGAAAGAACATGCCAAATTTGTACGTAATTACGTACAATACGGCAGCCGCAGAAGCCTTAATTAATGGGGGTGACTCCAGAGACACTGGGGTATTTAGTAGTGACTCTACAGACACTCCTGCAGTGACTCCAGAGACACTCATATTGAGTGACTCCACAGACACCCAAATAAGAAAGAAAAATAATTATAAGAAGGAAAACCAAAAGAAAGGGAAGAGTACTAAGAGCTTAGATCTATACTCAACGGACAGTCGGTGGAACCGACAGTTAAAACTTACTGACGGGAGAAACAGCAATGGGTAAAGGTATGCGGTGGATGTGGGAGTACAGCGAAAAAGAAATAAACGATAAAGGCAAAGAAGTGATAGTGCCCAAATTGTCTTTGACTCCAGTTGAGAACGGCAAAAAAATTAAAGTCATGTACATCGTTGATAAAAGCAAAAAGAGTTTGGATAATGATTGATGATTGGGGCGGTAAAACATTAGGCGCCGACGAACCCGTCAGTAAACCGCCTGCTAAAAAGAAAAGTTCAACAACTGGATTGGTGGCTTACTTTAGAGATGCAACAATTAGTAAGAACATGACATTAAACGCTCCGGTTAACGGTATGGCTTTGATGAAAGTATTTAAGAACCTGCAAGAAAAAGGCGTGACAATAGAACAGATTTACAAAATGATTGACGTGTTTGCTCACGAGATTAAACAAACACCATTGCCAACAGATGTACCAACGTGGAAAGGGTTTGCGTCGCGCTTGGATGCTTTAAAGAAAAAAGTAGATACACCATTGTCAAAGTACGATTATTCCGAATACACTGTTGACAAGAGATTGATGAAAGGTACACATGAGTGAATGGCACTCTGCAAAGTATTGGCGCAACAGACAACCTATAGAGCGCCTAAAGAATGCGCACATACCAAAACGCTTTACTAAAAAAACTTTAGATGATTACAACACGGAATTAGGAAGTCCTGATGTTGTTACATACGTTCGCCAATGGTTAACCAACATTGAACACAATAAAGAATGCGGAGAAGGTCTTTATTTCTTTGGCGGTTCTGGAAGTGGAAAGACACATGTTGCATGTGGTTTACTTCGTGAGATCGTTTTAAATCACCAACTAAGTGGCTTTTTTATAACGGCTGAAAAGTTTGTTGAAGCATCATACGATGAGATGAATCCTGACAATGTTTTATCTGACATGTACTCCGACGAATATATGTTGAAGTACATCAACGCTGTGTACGACGTTTTGGTTTTGGACAACCTTGGTTCAGAACGAATGACTGACTTTACAAAGAAGGCAATTACTTCTATGTTGAATAGTCGCTACGAACAACAGTTAATTACAATCATTACTAGTGAGATTCCATTATCACGTTTAAGCGATATTTATGGACCACGTGTTGCTTCTATTTTGAGTGAATGTTGCTGCGTGTTGCCTTTCTTAGGAAAGGATTATCGTTTATTGGACCCACATTATGCAGGGGAATGATTTAGCTTCCTTTTCTCCAATCTCTCAAGCAACAATGTTTGAGGGCGTTCTGGCATCAGAGCCGGAAGGGTTATCTAAAATTAGAGCACGTGTTGCACTGACTGCAAAAAATTGGGAACAGTACATATCTTTTTGGAAGGTAAACGAAATACCTGTAAAGCACGCAATTGATTTAATTAACAGATATAACGTGGGGATAGTTGTTTATACGCTGTTGCCCGACTATCTTGTTGACAGCATTGAAAAGTGGTTAGTAAGAAAAGGGATATCAACAGTAGTAACGGCGTATAAATCAATTGATGAGTTAGCATACGACCTCAGATTTTTTCCGTCCATACAGAAGGTGTACACAGCAAATGAAGAGCACGCAAAGATTATTGGATTTAGATCCACGGTGGTTACACCCAAGACTGCGTGGTCTGCGTAATGGCTAGTGCAGAACATCTCTTAATCAGCAAGGTAATTCAAACTAAAGATTTATCAGTTGCTCTAAAGGCTGGCGTAAAAGAAGACCACTTCACAGCAGAGTGGTCCAAAGTTTGGTCATGGTTAATTACCTTTTGGAGAGACCACGGCGAAGTTCCATCTAAGCGAGCGCTTAGTCAAGAGTTTGGAGACATTCGTTTAATCACTGCTGAAGATGAACCATTTACAGCACTCATTGACGAGGTCTACGAAGCGTATCGTCATCGCAACTTGCTCGAGGCTATGGCTCTTGCAATGCCGTCTTTGGAAGCTGGAGACACTGCTAAAGCATTACTTGATCTTGCAAATGGTTTACAAAAGGCATCTGCAGAAACAGCACGGTTGCGTGACATCAACCTTATTGAAACCTGGGAATCACGAGTTGACAAATACAAAGAATTACAAAGCACTCCAAACGCATTGCGTGGTATTCCAACTGGCCTACTTGGTTTAGACAGAATCACATCTGGGTTTAGACCACAGCAACTTATTACATTTGTAGGTGAAGCAAAGAAAGGTAAGTCCTTGATGACTCTCATCATGGCAAATGCCGCCCACCTTCACGGCAAGTCACCGCTATTTGTTTCGTTTGAAATGTCTGCTGAAGAGCAAGCAGCACGATACGACGCAATTGTTTCTAAGGTTGCCTACACAAACATCTTGCGTGGTTCTTTGACGAACAACGAATTAGAAAAGATTGCAAGCACCTTGCGTATGCGAAAAAACATGCATCCATTTGTAGTCACGGAAGATACGTCATCTCTAACAACCGTAAGTGCTCTTGCTGCGAAGGTAAAAGAATTTAAACCCGACATCTTGTTTGTTGACGGTGTGTACCTTATGGACGATGAGAATGGTGAGCCTAAAGGTTCGCCACAAGCACTTACCAACATCACTAGGTCGCTAAAACGTTTGGCACAAAATGCAGACATTCCAGTAATTGGCACAACTCAAGTTTTGTCTTGGAAACTTGGCAACAAGAAATCACGCAAGATTACTGCTGACTCAATTGGCTATACATCGTCTTTTGCCCAAGACTCAGACCTTATCGTTGGCGTGGAGTCAGACCCTGATATTGACAACCAATCAATCATCCGTGTGGTTCTTGCTCGTTCAGCACCACTAGGTGAGATTCGCATTAACTGGGATTGGAAGAACATGGACTTCACAGAAGTAGGAGAGGACGATGACGATGATGACAGCGATTCATGGTACTACTGATATTGCAGATGTTTTAAAAAGTTTAGGTGTTGATGTCGTACGTGTTGGCGACACTGAGATTTCTGCTAGGTGTCCAGTACATCTAAACAGGACTGGTAAAGCTGATAGATCACCATCGTGGTCTATGAACGCTTCTAACGGATTATGGATTTGTTATTCGTGCGGCGCTAAAGGCACACTATCTCATTTAGTTTCTGAGCTAACCGGAGAAGCTGACTCTATTGTTGCTGTGCATGAGTTCTTAATCAACAACGGTCTTAACAGATTAACTAACCCAGTAGAAGTAGAACCTCAACAGCCAGTTGTGGATTGGATGGCGTTTAGTAAATTTGCCGTTCCTTCGGATGAGTTGTTGGCAAGTAGGAACTTAGATAGAGATGCGGCTCGTCGGTACGGTATCCGCTGGGATACCTCCACAAAAGCGTGGGTTATCCCTATCGTGTCTCCTTTTGGAGAACTTCTAGGTTGGCAATCTAAATCCAAAACTAGAGTTTTAAATTACCCAGTGGGTGTTTCAAAATCAAGCACGCTGTTTGGTCTTGACAAAGCAGACTGTGACACTTGCGTTTTGGTTGAGTCCCCACTTGACGTTGTACGACTACACACTGCAATGGGCGGTTGCTGTGGATTAGCTTCGTTTGGTGCGCACATAAGTAAAACACAAATTTCATTACTTGCTAATCATGTTAATAAGTTGATAATCGCATTAGACAATGACTCAGCAGGAATTGCAGCAGCTCAAAAATTAAAAGAAAAATTGCCTGCGTTTAGAACCCCAGTACTGTGGGCTAAGTATTCTCATACTGAAGCAAAGGACATTGGGGACATGACAGACGCGGAAGTTTACGAATCAATATCTAAAGCATCTGTATTCCCATGGTGGTTACATGTTTAAAGGAAACTTGTACCCATTCCAACAAGAAGCATCTGACGCAATGGTAGACCGTGGTCAAATGCTTCTAGCTTTAGTTATGGGTGCTGGTAAGACCATTACAACATTATCTGCTTTGGAAACCCTAAAAGATCAAGGGGAAATAAAAAAAGCTTTGATTGTTGTGCCTTCATCACTTAAGTATCAATGGGAACGGGAAATTAAAAAGTTTACTGACTCTTCTAGCATTGTCATAGACGGAACAGTTAGCACTAGAAAAAAACAATGGAGGGCATCGCTTAGTGCCACTTACGTAATCATCAATTCTGAATCTTTAAAAAATGATTTGGCTGACTTTGAGAAACATACGTTTGATGCAATGGTTGTGGATGAAGCCACCATTATTAAATCGGCTAAAGCCAGGCGTTCTCGTTTAATAAAGAGAATAGGAAAGAGATACCACTATCGATTTGCCTTAACTGGACAACCAATTGAAAATCGCCCTGAAGAATTGTTTTCCATTATGGAGTTTGTTGACCCCAAAGTGCTGGGTAAAGTTGACATCTTTGATAGGACTTTTATCGTAAGAGACAGGTTTGGTAAACCAAGTCGTTACCGAAATCTAAAACAACTTCATAACAGCATGGAAGGTGTAATGATTCGTAAGACTAGAGAAGACATTGCCGATCAACTACCCCAAGTTATACAACAAGTAATACCAGTTCCTTTTGATACTGCGGGCGCTGTTGTATACAGGAAGATTGCACACGATCTATTGCAATCAATCCAGAAAGCAATTTCTCAAACAGGACGAGGCTTTGACATTTGGAGCCATTACTACGGCTCATCAGGCAACAAAGAAGCACAAGGAGACATCATGTCTAAGTTAATTGTGCTGCGAATGTTTTGTGACAACCCAGAGTTAGTTCATTGGTCGGCCAAGATGTATGCAGATGCGTCAACAGATTTAGGTAGCGAGTACGCAAATAAACTAGTGAACCAAGGTGTTATGCCACCAACATCCGGAACGCCAAAACTAGAAGCAGTAGTTCAGTACATTACAGATGTTTTGGAACAGTCACCAAACAACAAAGTTGTTTTGTTTTCCTTCTTTAAAGAAAACCTTAGGTTGATTCAACGAGCTACTAAAAACCTAACTAACAGCGTATTGTTCATGGGAGGCATGACAATGTTAGATAGGGATTCATCTAAACAACAATTTACCCAAGATCCCAAGACACGGCTGTTCCTATCGTCGGATGCTGGTGGTTATGGAGTTGACTTACCCATTGCCAATTATTTAATTTCGTACGACCTGCCTTGGTCAGCAGGTAAACTAGATCAAAGAGAAGCCCGTATCATCAGACTTTCTTCAGAATTTCCCCATGTCAATGTTGTTTCATTTGTGATGAAAGGTAGCATTGAGGAAAGACAATACGAAATGTTACAAGAAAAAAGAAATATCAACAAAGCGTTTATAGATGGTGGATATGACACCAAAGGCGACTATAAACTTACTTTGGGAGCACTATCCGATTTCATAGCACATAGCGAGGTATGACATGAGCAAAATAATTAGACAACAACCTGAATCAACTTTTGATGAAACTTATGTCAGTAAACTTGTTAGTGAATTTCAAAACCACAAAGCAATGTTGGAAACAACACAAAAACGTTTGGACGGTTTTAAAAAAGAATTGACAGAAGTTCTTGACGCACACGGCAAGCCAGACGACAAAGGAAATTTGTGGATCAATCTTCCATCGTGCGAAATCAAACGAGAGCGCCGTGTTTCTAAAACTTTCAATGCTGCAGCAGCAGAAGCTTGGGCAAAAGAAAACGGGTATTGGGAAACCGTTAAAGAAGTCATTGAAGTTATCAGCGAAGACCGCTTGCTTGGTTTAGCATGGGATGATGATGACCTTCAAGAAAAAGTTAAATCGTTTTACGTGGAGAAGGAAACGTGGGCTTTAAAGGTATAGAAGACTACCCAGGAAAGCGCCCTCCAAAGAACAGGACAAAGCGTAAACCAAAGAAGATTGACGACCCATTTTTTGGTGTTAAATCTTCTTATTACGTCATCAAAGGGGAACGTACTGAAGTGTTTACAATTGGTCAATTAGCTAAAGTTTTAGGAAAAAAAACAGGAACTGTACGATCATGGGAAACAAAAGGAATAATCCCAAAACCCATTTACCGGACAGCCCCTCCAGACAGAGGGCAGCTTCCTGGTGTAGAGGCAAAAGGAAGGAGGATTTATACACGCAAGCAGGTAGACTTGATAGTATTCGCAGTAAGCACAATAATTGGAGATACAGATCCAAGGGTTGTGACTGCTGAGAATTGGAATAAATTAAAGCAATACATAACAGACAACTGGAAAAAATAAAACACACACACAAAGGACAAAGACAAATGCCAAATAAATACGACGATGACTTTGACACAGACGAAGTAGAGTTTGATTCGCCTGTCAAGGTCGCAACAAAGAAAGAATCCCTCACTCAAAAAGAGCGAGTAGAAACACCAGTGGCTAATCCTGGAAAGAAAAGCGTAATCAACCGAGGTTGGGGTGCAGCACAAAAAGTGCAAGAATCAACTTCAGCGTTTGCTCAACGTTTCAAAGTCACAGAAGACCCACAGATTATTAAGTTCCTAGAGGACGAACCTTATGCATCGTTTCGCACACACTGGATTGATGGCCGTGCTGGTCAGAAATCTTTTGTCTGTTTGGCAGATCATCCTGAAGGTTGTCCACTCTGTGACGCTGGTAATCGCCCATCAACTAAGTTTGCATTTAACATTGCAGTACTTGGTGAAGACGGAGACCTATCAGTTAAGTCATTTGAGGTTGGCGTTCGTTTGATTGATCAACTTAAGAACTTCCACACAAACCCACAGCAAGGTCCATTGTCCAAACACTATTGGGCAGTATCCAAGACTGGCAAAGGCGCACAAACACAAACCATTCTTCAAATGGTTCGTGAGCGTGACTTGTCCGAGTGGTCAATGGTTGGCTACACAGATGAGGATATGTCTGTGCTTAAGCGCAACTGCTACACACCTGAAATCATTTCAATACCAACACGTTCAGAGCTTTTGGACATTTCATCCGAGATCAACGACGCACGGTAATCAATGTACAAAACGGTAAACACCGTTGATGAATTAAAGCAAATAGTAGATGTAGTCACAGAATTTGGCTCGTTTGCTTTTGACATTGAATCGCGGGGTGTTCTTGAGCGTCACGATGATGTAAACGCACACTTTCAAAAAGAGTGCGCACAACACATTGCAACACTCAAGAACCCCAGCGAGGATGTTGTTGAAAGATCTACTGAAGCAATTCGCCAACGATATCTTAAAGACCTTGCAGTCAACCCACTACGTAATGAAGTGTTTTGGTTGGGCATTGCAACACATGGGCACTCGTGGGCTATTCCCATGGGACATAAGTTGGGAGAAGTGCTTGTACCAGAACAGCGTGGTGACGGAGCGACATTGCCACCTCTTGAGTATCGCAAAGTTTTAAAGAACGGTAAAGTTTCAACGGCTAAAACAAAGTATTACATTCCTGCTGTTCACTCAGAACCTCCGGCTCAGTTGTCTCGCTATGACGTGTTTGAGTGTTTACGCCCATTGTTTTTTGGCAACGCAATAAAGGTAGGGCACAACGTAAAGTTTGATGCTCTGTCTATTCAAAAGTATTACGGAGAGTTACCGCCAGGACCATATAGAGACACAATGGTTTTGCAGCATATTTGCGATGAAAACATTCCAAGCTTTTCTTTGGTTAATTTAATTGCTCACAATTTTGGCGAGCATGCTCCTTACGACAAAGAAGGAAAACTTGGTAAAACAATTGACTTGGCAACGTATGGAGCAGCGTCTCGTTATGTCCACTTAGACGTTCGTTGGACATGGATGCTCTACATAAAGCTGATGGCTAAATTAAAAGCAGAATCTTCACTGTTACCTGTAATGGAACAAGACATGGATGTACTGCAAGTATTAATGAGTATGGAGCAAGAGGGAATTACTGTAGATGGCTATAATTTAAAGAATTTGCGAAAAGAATTAGATACCAAGTTAAACGACACGTTATTACTTTTATCAGAGTTTGCTTACCCTGGATTCAATCCAGATTCAAATAAGGACAAGCAATTGTTTTTATTTAACAAAAAGCGAGAAGGTGGGTTAGGTTTAAAGCCCACCAAGAAAACACCAAAAGGCGCACCATCAGTGGACACAGAGTCTCTGGAAAGTCTTCGGGGTAAGCATCCAGTCATACCATTACTTTTGGAGTGGTCAGAAACACAAAAGTTAAAGAACACTTATGTAGACGGTTTGTTGCCCAAACTTAACAACAACAAACTACATCCTTCATTTAACTTACATAGAACAGCCACTGGTCGGTTGTCTTCATCATCTCCAAACCTTCAAAACATTCCTCGTGATTCCAGCATTAGAAAATTGTTTGTGCCACCAGATGGGTACACAATGTTGGTTGCCGACTACGACCAGATTGAATTGCGTGTTATGGCTATGTTTAGCCAAGACTCCCGCTTAGTTGAGATCTTTAAAAATAATGAGGACATTCACTCAGCAACGGCTGCTGCTGTATTCAAGAAGAGTGTTGACGAAGTCACTTCAGAAGAACGACAGATTGGTAAAGGTGTCAACTTTCTAACAGCGTACGGAGGTGGTTCAAACAAACTTGCCAGAGTTACTGGGGTTACTCCAGAGCATGCCGAGGAACTGTTAGCTTCTTACTACAAAAGCTTTTCTGGACTAACTAAGTGGAAACAAACAGCGATAGCCACAGCTACTAAAAAGGGATATGTTACAACACTTAGTGGAAGACGAAGAAGGTTGCCTGACCTAACATCTCGTTCTTCTGAATCAGTAGCTAGGGCACAGAGACAAGCAATTAATGCAATCATTCAAGGAAGTGCTGCTGACATTTGTAAGCAAGCAATGATCGACGTGGACAACGCTTTTAGGGATACCAAAACAAAAATGCTTGTGCAAGTTCATGACGAGCTTGTTGCGATTACTCCCGAAGATCAAGAAGAAACATCAATAAACACGTTGATCACCGCCATGGGTCATAATAGAGATATCATGGGAGTCACATTAAAAGTTTCGTGTCACTCGGCACGAAGTTGGGCGGAGGCAAAACAATGACAACTACTCTTGATAAACGAAATTTTTGTTTAATGCTTTCTTCTATTACCGGACAGGATGTTGCAAACCAATTAGGTTTTGCGCCAGTTTCAAAAGACGTTGAAGAACTAGAGAATCAATTGATTGAAGGTCAATGGGAGACATTACATGATTTTGGTATCTTTGATGAGATAGTTGAGTCTGTTGAATGGTTTACACAAGTGCTATCTACAACCCAACCTGAGCTTCAAGGTCCTAATGCTGCAATCGTAGAAAGCACCAAAGCGGTTATCTTGTCCTACAGTATGGCATTAGTTCAAAAACTACTGTCAAACCAAAAGGTTGCCTTGCTTGGACACATTGAGTATGATGAAGAGTACGAAGACGATTAACACAAAATGAGGTTTACACGACATGTCATCGTGGTGGGATAAAAAATTAAGTAACAAAGACCAACAAGAGAGTTCATCTCTGCCTCCTGTTACTAAAAATGTAATTCTTCCTGCACTGCGTCAACAAGCCGCAACAGTTGCTGTTCAAGAACAAAGAGACCCCAACGGTCAAACAGACATGGGAACGGCAATAAGAACGTGGAAAGGTGGTGAAGCCCACAGACGAGAAGGCTCTCTTTCTTGTCCACGTTGCAGTAGTAAAAACGTATTTAGTAGATCAAACGGTGGTAGCCTAGGACACGCACCAGCACCAAGATGTTTTGAATGTGGGTGGAACGGTTTATACGAACAAGCAGACCAAGCATCCTGGTCAGTATGAGGAACACAAAATGGAAACTGATTACGAGTCAATCTCGGCAATAATCAACAAGATAAACAAAAAACAAAACGACGTTTCAATTTTAAGGGCTGATGCTATGCACCAGCAATTAGAACGAACAACCACAGGCATTCTTGCTTATGATTTGATGCTTGGTGGCGGTTGGCCTGCCAATCAATGGTCAGAGATTATTGGTGATGAGTCTTCTGGAAAGACTGCACTTGCGTTTAAAACTATCGCAGCCAACCAAGCGCTTGACCCAGATTGGACAGCAGTTTGGGTTGCAGCAGAAGAATTTGTGCCCGACTACGCAAAGTCAATTGGTGTTGACCTTGCTCGCCTGTGGGTTATTGAAACCAACAGCATGGAGCAAGCGTACAACTTGGTCATTGAGCTTATGAAGAATCGTGCTGCTGATTGCATCGTCATTGATTCTTTACCAGCACTTGTACCAACGGATGAGTCAGAGCGCATGATGGATGAGTTCACCGTTGGTTTGGGTGCTCGTATCACATCAAAGTTTTTCCGCAAAGCCTCAGAAGCACAGAAGCGTTCAATGGTAGAAAAAGAACGTTCATGCACTGGTTTGATGATTAACCAATGGCGTCAAAAGATTGGTGTCATGTGGGGAGACAGCAGAACAACACCAGGTGGTCTTGCTAAGAATTTTAGTTACTTTGTTCGTGTTGAGGTCAGACGAGATGAATGGCTTAAAGAAAAAGACGAAATTGTAGGTCAAACAATTAAAGCCCGTACTTTAAAAAACAAAACATACAAACCATCGCAACAAGCAGTTGTTGACTTCTACTTTACTGATGCCACAGGGTTTTCTAAAGGTTCTTTTGATACCTTAAAAGATATGATCAACATTGCAACAGTTATTGATGTGATAACTCGTTCAGGAGCGTATTACGCCTATGGAAGTCAAAAGTGGCAAGGCAAGGACAAGATGCTTGAAGCTTTTAGAGAAGACTTGTTTATGCAAAAAGAATTAAAGCATGACATTGAAGAGTATTACAAAGTGGTTAGATGACCATACTAGGAAGAGATCCAGACAGACATACACGGATCATGAAGTCCTCTAAAAAACAGGAAAAGAGGACTGCGGATAGGTACAAAGGTTCTAGAAACGCCCGTTCCGGAGCTGGTTGGCTTAGAAAGAATGACGTACGCAGCCATGAATATCTTATTGAAAACAAGTTGACTGAGAACAAAAAAACCATTACGCTTAAAGAAGTTGATTTAAGAGAATTGAGGGATCGTGCGTTACTTGAAGATCGTGTACCTGTGTTGCAGTTTGACCTCGCTGGTCGTCGTTACGTGGTCATTGGTGAGGATGATTTTTTGGAGATAACAACTGATGTCTGATATGCACAACTACAAGAACCTACTTAAGATGAACGGTAGGGTTTTGCCAACTGTTGCAATTCAGTTGTTAAAGAGCAAGAAACAAAAAGACAAGAAAAGAGATACGTCTTTTTTTCACCCTAGCGAATTGGCAAAAAGAGATTGGTGTCCAAGAGCGTCTTGGTACACAATCAAGAACGAAGTTAAAGCTGATGAAAACTTTTCTTTTCAACGTTTAAACGTTTTTGAAGAAGGTCATGCAATTCATCACAAATGGCAAACTTGGCTTTGGGAAGCAGGCGTACTAGAAGGAAACTTTAGTTGCGGGTCTTGTCACCATTTGTGGTGGGATTTGTCTCCGGATCATTGCCCAGAATGTGGTTCAACTATTGCATTAAGGTATGCCGAAGTACCAGTCAAGGATGAAGAGCACGGTATCCAAGGAAGCGCTGACGGCATTGTTTCGGATAAAAAAGGAAGAACTTTAATTGAAATTAAATCAATTGGTGTAGGCACAGTTCGTTTTGAGGATTTTGATTTGTACAAACAGTATGAAGAAAATCCCAACATGGGCATTGACGGATTGTGGAAGAAGATTCGCCAACCATTTCCAAGCCATGTTCGTCAAGGTATGTTGTACATGCATTGCACTGGGATACATGATTTAACTTTCATCTATGAATGGAAACCTTCTCAAGAAGTTAAAGAGTTCTCAATTAAGTATTTACCCCATTTGGTTCAACCAATACTTGATAGTTGTCGTATTTTGTTAGTAGCATTACAACAAAAGATTCCACCCATGCGACCAGCGTGGGCAGAAGCAGCGACTTGCAATGGTTGTAAGTACTGTCCATATAAAAATACATGTTGGAGCAAATAATGATTGTAGAAGAGACACCGGAGATGAATAGGTTTTTAAAAACTTTTGCATTGCCTGAAAAACCACACAGCTTACTTCCAGTAGTTCCACGAAACCTTGGTGACATTTCAGAAGTTGAATTGATGTCTTTGTATTCTGAGTTTATGTCTTGGGTCAACTACGCTCAAGCACAGTTGATTGCTGCTGAGATTGTTGAAGAACGTGAATTAAACACGTTTGAATACACAAAGGCTTGCACCTTGATTGAACAGTGGGGAAACAAGATTAAAGGAGAGCTAGTAACCATTGCCAAAGCAAAACGGGATGTGGAAGATAAAGTACAAAAACAACAAGAAGCGTACACACAAGCACGTGCATACCGAAAACTTGTGGAAACAGTTTTTGAACGGTGCGAACGAGGTGCACAAGTTTTGTCAAGAGAGTTAAGTCGTCGCATCAGTCTTGCTCCAAAAGAAAACAGAGCTGCAAGGTTTATTGCTTAGCCATGAAGATTCGTTGTAACTCTTGCGGACATGTGTTTTCTAATGATGAGCGCAGAACTGTAGGTTGTCTATGCGATAGCGACGCCCCAACATGGATTGGTGTATCACCAGACAAAAGGTTAATTTTGATGAGTTACGCCAATTATGACATTTTGGAGGATTAGTGGGCAACAAGCATAAAGCAAAAGGAACATCGTTTGAAACAGCAATTGTTGGTTACTTGAAAGAAAAAGATTTTCCCAATGCCAGAAGAACTGCTTTGGCTGGAGAAAACGATTCTGGAGATATCCACGGTGTTAAACACCCTGATGCTACCGAAATAGCAATTCAATGCAAAAACCAAAAGTCTTTTAAATTGAGCGAATGGTTAAATGACACGGTAACCCAAGCATCCAAATTGCCTAAAGGACTGCCTTTGCTGGTCGTAAAACGACCCGGAAAAGGGGCAGCAGCATTAGGTGAATCGTATGCTGTAATGCGCTTAGAAGACATGGTTACATTGCTTAAATCCGCCAAATTCACATAACGTGGTAATATAGGCCTTCCGTATGATTTACAAACAGGAGTCTATATGTCACAAGAACTTAATCAAAAGGTTGAAGATGTCTTAAAAGTGTCAGGTAGCAGCAACCCTCAAAGTGTTGGCTCTATTCTTGCCCGATCCATTATCGCTGGGCATCTTCCAAAGATTCGCGCTATTGGCGCAAGTGCTGTAAACCAAGCAGCAAAAGCTGCTGCAATTGCCCGTGGCTTTGTTGCCCCACGAGGTCTTGATCTTTATTTCATTATTGGGTTTGATGATATTATTGGAGAGAACGGAGAGAGTATTTCAGCAATCTCTTTTAAACCAGTATTGAGGTAGACATGGGCATTATTTTTCACAGAAAACCCCACGGTGGACGATATGACGATCCACACGGCGTAACAGCACCGCCACCGCCACCAGTAAAAGAAAAAAAAGATTATGGTGCACCTCCTGCTCCAACAAAGAGGGTCAAAATTTCTAGCGAGCCACCTGCCCCAACTAAAGCGTCACGCAAAGCCGCAAAGAAAAGCCAGAAAGCTATTGAGAAATCTGGCATTAACGACCCTGCATATCGTGAAGCTTCTGCAAAACGTGGAAAGCAATACGCACAGGCAAAGAAAGAAGAAGAGTGGCGTTTAGACAGTAATAAAAGATACGGCCAAGAAGCTAAACCAGGCGGCACGGAGAGAGCATACCTTGAAGGTGGCTTTGAAGGTGTTGATGAATACCACAGTGGAGTACCAAAGATTTAATATGGGATACATCCAACCAAGCATGAAGAAAAATGTTGTTGACATGGCTGAGTACAAAGGTAGAAAAGCCCGTCGTCAAATTGATCAATCACACAATCCTTCACGTAAAGTCACTATGACTGACATTGATGAAACACGAGGAGACGACGCCCCACCGCACGGTATTCCACGACCAACAGGTGCTGGAAAGATTAACGTTTGGACTGAGTAATAGTGGCTACTAAAAAAAAGAAAGTTACTAAAAAAGTTGTTAACAAAGTAAAACCACGCCCCATTTCGTCAGTTTCAGGTGCTGCAGGAGGTTTTATGACTTCGTTTGACCACAGTAGGGCAGGCAATCAATGAAGCAAGCGTTCTCTGATTGGCAAAGCCCTAACTCAGTTAGCGAATCTTCGTCATTACCTGTATTTGGTCCAGAACCTGTATTTAGGAACAACAAGGATTATCAACTTGCTGGCTACCGTACGATGCAAGACACCACGTATCCAGACGGATACCTTGGAACAATGTCGTCTAACCGACGACAAGACAAGACTTTAGGAACTTTAAGTCGTCAAAACGCCCGACAGTATTCTCGTGGCGTACACAAAGGTGAGAGAGTGAACCCAGGCGATTATGTTTGGCCTGATGAGTTTAATTTGTGGACAGGTATTTCCTACCAAGACGCAGGAGTAAAGTTTGCCCCACCAGGAGCCATGCCTGTAGTTCTTACCAATGATGGCAAGGTTGGACCTCGTGGCATTCCACGAACTCTTTATGCTGAAAACCCAGAGTATATTGACCTAGAACGTCGTGCAGGACTAAAAGCTCTTCAACCAACTTGGCGATAAATTATGGCCAAAAGAAAACCTAACCCCATAAAACCAGCATCTTTAAGCAACCCTAACCCTGATTACGTTTTTCCAATTCCAGAGGCCAACAAACTTTTAGGTCCTACCTATATAAGAGAAGCACAGTTTATTCGACAAATGCAAGAAAGATATACTAAAAGAGAAAAAAATAAGTATGTTAAAGGTATATTAAAAAACCTACAAGAAGCTGATGACAGGGAGCGAATAGGCAAAGAATATTTAAGCGGAAAACGCAACGCTTTTAATAATAGACTTACTTTAAAAAAAGACGAACATCGTGAGATATACGACCCAGCCATGCAAACATTAGAATCTGGTGAGGGGCCAAAATTAACAACCACGGAATATCATGTTGGTCAGCGCAACAGAGGGATTGTTCTACATAAACAGAACGACTGGTCAGGAAATCTTATTTCCAAACAAAGACACATATGGGAAGGCATTGACACGTGGGCCGATGAAACAAAAATACCAACTCACCTTCAAAAATGGCAACACAAAAAATGGACTAGCAAAAATGACCCGTTTATGCGTGCTGAAGATTATGAAAACGTTCTAGGTGCTAGTTACGACAAAAAAACTAAGGAAGTGAGCGCACTTGTAGCGAATCCGGATTGGCATAAAAATGTAGAGGAAGCGTATAAAACAGGGACATTAAAACCACGTAATGACGACCAGTTAAAGTTGTTTTAAATGGCAAAAAGAAAACCTAATCCCATAAAGCCAGCATCGTTGGCTAATCCTAACCCTGATTACGTTTTCCCAATTCCAGAAGCCAATAAGATTTTAGGAAATGCTTACATTTACGACGGAAATGCAACTGCGGAGCGAGTGGAGTCTGATTCTCACAACAAAAGAAATGTAGATGAAATGCGTTCTGATAAAGAACAACTTGGTTTTGCTGCCGATGATATTCGGGTGGGTAAAGAGTATCTAAGCGGCAAACGTCATGCTTTTAATGTGCAGCGGAAATTAGATATAGAAAGAGAAGACGGATACATGCCCGACCTATATCAACCAATGATGAATTTAGATCAAGAGCCGCACCGAATAGATACTTATGACTGGCGACATTACAGAGATGACGGTCCAGAATGGGTAGGAAATTTTGTCGCTAGTCAAATAGAAGATTTAGAAAGAACTAACCGCCAAATAGAAACTCCACTTCAACATATTCAAATAAAACAGTTTAAAACATACACTAAAACAAGAAAACCGCATAACGACGACCAGTTAAGGTTGTTTTAAGTGGTTTTCGCTAGCTTCTGGTAGAATTAACACGCAACAAATGTCCAAGGAGTCTGCCATGCCCACAAACGATGCAAAAAAGAGAAAAGCATTGGTAGATGACGTTCGTAAACGCAACAAAAAGGACAAGAATCCCGAAGTTAGGAATAGAAAAGTTACACATATGGACGACTATTTAGCTCAAATGGGTCCAGATAATGTAAAAAAAGCTCTAGCTTCAATTGATCGAGAAGATAGAAAAACTGGGCATACAAGATTTAAAAAAGAGCAATCCGAAAAACAACGTAAAGCAGCTACTGCACCGCTTAACAGCAAACAGCGAGACAAGTTAATGGCAGATTTAGAAGTAGCAGGCGGATCTTATAAAGAAATAGAACCAAGTGAGGAAACTACCATGGCATCTAAGAAAAAAGGAACAAAGGTTTCCGATAAAAAATCAAAAAAGACTAAAGGCAAAGCCGCTTCCACGGGTAAAACTGATGCCGTAGATGCTGCTGGTGCTAAAGCAAAAGATGCCGTAGATGCCGCTAAAGATCGAAATCCAATTGTTCAACCTGCAAGTGAGGGTGATAAACAAGGACCACCAAGTCCAGCAGGTTCCAAAGACAACACTGGATACGGTACATCTACACAACGTACTCCTAAACCATCTTCAAAAGACAGTGCTCCTGCAAGCACTGACGACGATGGTACGCCGTTTGATGGTGATGCTTACGCGAAAAGTGAAGAAGGAAAAGCAAGGAGAGCAGAAGGGATGGCAAAAGCTAAAAACAAAACTCCATTGCGTGCAGCAGAAGATGCTGATGCAAGAGCAGGAAGCCCTTCTGGACGAGCAGACAGAGCAGCTCAACAATGGAAACAAAAAAGACTTCGTGCAGGTGCAGAGGGTACAAGTGGAAAATCTGGTCCTCTTTTTAGACAAAACGACACTACAACAGAAATGCCAGCAACAGGAAACTATTCAGATGAAGCTCGCACAGCACGCATTAAAGAATTAGCAAACAAAAATCGTTACAATGAAAGTGATGGCATTAACAAAGACCCAAACAGCAAGGGCGAAATGCCAGACGATCCAAGACCACGATCAAAACCAACAGTTTTGACTACACCAACTAAAGATGGTGAAATGCCAAAAGCGGACAAACCTGGATTTATGAGCCGTTTGCGTAGCCGCATTGGTTCATTTACTTCACGACCTGGTGCTCCTGCCGCTCCTGCCGCACCACCAACACCACCAACACCACCAAGTGGTAGTGGCGGAGGCGCAACCCCACCAACACCGCCAAGTGGCGGAGGATATGTTCCAGCAGATGAGCCAGCGGTTACACAATCACAAGACACAAAAAATGGTAAACAAACACAGACAGCACCAGCCGGAGCATCGATTAATTTTGCTCCGCAAATTGGAGGAGATGACAACAGTGTTGGTAAAGGTGCGTCAGGCGGCGGTCAAATAACTGGAAGAGATTCTGCTGGACGTGATTTTGTTAAAGGAAACACCCACAATCAAAAAATTAATGCAGGATACGGACCAGTAACTGCAACAACTTCAGGTAGAGCAACTAGTTCAGGTAAAGGTGGCGTTACAGCCAGCACTACAGGAACTGCGTCATCACATCCACGTGCTCAAAACGCAAGTCGTGGTGGTCGCCCAACATCAAGAAAGAAATAATTATGAGTGATTTTGAATTAGGTCAATATCATGGTTGGGGTGTTGCACAACAACATCACGTAAGTGGTATGCGTTCAATTGTTACAGTAGACGGAAAACATCATAAAGAATTTAGAGGTGAAACTGCTGAAATGGATGCAAATCGCCATGCAATGGATTTAGCAAATAGACGACGTTTAGCTGCCAATAGTATAGATGTAACTAGATCTGGACATGAACAATTTAAAGATGTTCAACACGAAGGAGTTTGGTATCGTCAGCATCCAGGAGATGAATTTCATTCTCCGATGGGGAGTTAATTAATGCCTGGCGGAAGAGACACTAGGTTTGATTCAAACCGTAAGGTTGCCAAAGAAGCAATGGGTGACAGATACGTTGAAATCGGTGTTGGATTTGGTGATGATCCACGTATTCAAAAAGCGATAGAAGAACAAAAGGCAATGTGGGGCACCATTGATCCTGCAAAAATTGCAAGCAGTGTTGCTGAAGAGGACGAATAATGTCTCAAAGTGCCCCCCGCACACGACCATGGCAAACTCGTGAAGAAATGCTTGTAGACATGGCTTTAGAATCTGCCATTTCAGATCCAGAAACTATCCGTCAAATTCGCCCAACAGTTCCTCAACAATTGATGCCACAGAGCAGAGGTTTTAACAAACAAGAACTTGGAGTTATGGACATTTTGTCTATTGATAGAAACGCCCCAACATATCGTTCATGGGTGTCTGGAGCAGTAAACATGCTCACTAGGGCACAAATGAATGACGATGCCTTTACGGGTTCGGGCCGTTACTCTATGAACAACCTTTGGTAATAGAGTAAACTGTAGCCATGGCTTCTGACAAGTTTGGCAACAATCCCGTAGCACCGTTGTACAATGCCACAGGTCGCAACCCAAGAGATTTAGATATGGGCAGCGTTGGCAAAGGTTTGGGTAGCGTAGGCAGTAGTGGCGCTGGTGGAAAGGATTTTGGCATTTCAAATAGACCAGCGCAAACGCAACCACTTGGACAATCAATGATGTCCCCATTTAATATGTGGGGACCAAATAGCATGTATCAAACCGCACTAGGAAGAGGAGCAAGAGGAAGAGGAAGAAAAGGAGGAGGTGGCGATTATGCAGATTCAGAAGACACAGTATATGATGCATCGGGCAGAAGAGTGGCTGTTGATGCTATGGAACGAACTAAACCAAACTATACTGTTAATTTTGCTGACCAAATTGCAGGAGACGACAATAGCGTAGGTAAGAAGGCAACAGTGGAAGAAGGCGGTGAAATAGTCGGAAGAGATAAAGCTGGTAATGACATGATCAAAAATAACGAATTTACCCAAAATGCAACAATTAACGATTCAGAACCTGCTAAACCAACCAGAGTACCAAGAACTGCCGAACAAAAAGCAGCAACTGCAGCTAAACGAGAAGAAAAAAAAGCAGCAAATCCTAAGTATGGTACAAGAAACTTAAATCGCCCTCCTAAAGAAGCGTCACCTATTGCAAGAAGAAGGTCTGCACCCGCTTCACCTAAGCCTGCACCCATTAAAGGCAGCCGAATTAATCAAACAATGTCTATTGGTGACATTAAAAAAATGGCTGCACCAGGAATGTAAAACCTTTTATAAGAAAGTGGTAAACTAATACTATGGCTGTAAACACATCTCGTTCCCAAAATGCCGATCTTCGGTTAGGTGCTACTGACGGCACTTTTAAAAACACAACACCAAATCGTGGTGGTGAGCTTGACATGCACTGCCCCACCAAACTAACAATGGTGCTAAACGAGCAATATAATTTTGTTCCACGTTCACCATTGGCTGAAAACGATCCAATCCTAAACTCGTAAGCCTTATGGCTTACTCAGATAGAGATCGTCGTCCTAACTGGGCTAAATCGCGTAACAAATTTCGCGTAAGAGAATACGTAGACACCTCTCCTGACCCAAAAACAATTATGCACCATGCTAAAGGCGTTCCGGGTGGTCATTTTTTTGTTGTGCCCGAAACAAACGGCGAATACCGCATACATCGCAGAACTACTTTGGGCAAAAGGGATAAAACCGAGATACCTGCCAATGTGACTCAACCTTACGAACGTCATCATGAAGCTTTAGCCCACGCCAACATGTTAAATGAACAAATGGTTCAGTACGGCGAAATAAGAAAGTGGAGCTAACCAAGCAATCCTTGGTACAATGTAGGTATGCCTGACAAAAATACACCCGATATTATTGACATTGGCGCAAACGGAAAAGTCACCCATATTGACTCACAGGGTGTATCTCAAGGAATAAACATGATTCCTTTTCATTGGCGAAGCCGAGAAACAGGAAAACCTATTGCTGCAACCATGTATGCTTTAGGGTATAACAATTTGGAATTTCGGCGTGCTGAGGCAGACCGACACGGCTACGACTTGGTTGAGGGTCATCACACAAACTCTCAAACAACATTTTCTGCTGATGATAATGATGCAGCTGATTATGCGTACGATACTCAATACGAACCTTCACAAGATGCCAACGACAGGTCTGATTATGAAAGAGATGCAATGGACGGAGGTTCCGATGTCTAACGGTAAAGATGAACGATATAACAGCAATCGTTCCGTAACTCGTACTCGTAATTGGGGATATGTTGGTACTCCTTCAACCAGTTTGCCATCAGGTTCACATATGGGCGATGATCCTCAACTAGCTCCAATAAAAGTTGGTTCAACAGCAGCAACTCCACAAAAAGGATATTTTCCAGTAGTTGAAAACTTAAAAACTAAAGAAACATCAGTAGATACGGCTAACCGAAAAAGAACTAGGTTTGGAGCTTCCAGACAAGCAAAAAAGAATGTACGTAAAGGTCAATAAACACATATGGCTAACGGTAAAGACGAACGACATAACACAAATCGCAAAGTTGATTTTGACTCTATGTATTTAGAGAAAGCCCGTCAAAAATTAGAGGGCAGTGGGCGCATCCCATCCTATGACACACCCTTGGAAGATCACATGAATTACGATTTGATTGAGTCTGTAGCCCAAGACATGATGGATAACGATGCTTACGAATCAGAACAAGTGGCAAAAGATAATGACGGCGTGGAAGCCCCAAGGAAGTTTGACAAAAACACCGACGGTTGGTAATCCGCTATGGGCAAAATCGTTAATTTAAACGAATACAAACAGAACAAAGTAAACAGCGATTTAGGTTCACACTTGTCTCAGCAATTATCTGTAGCAATGCACCCTGCTAAAACACAGAAATTACACCCAAAGACAACCGAATCATTTGAGCATCTTACGTCTCTTAGTGATGCCACAATAGGTCACTATTCTCAGTCTTTAGGGCTACTCCACGAATCCGTTGATCCTAGTAAATTGTCATCAAACGATGCCAACACCCTTAGAAAACTGTTAGTTTTACACCCAAATGTGCAAGAAGAACTACATCAAAGTGGTACGATTAATCCTGAGGACACAAGACCACATCTGTAAATAACTAAAGAAAGTAGCACTAAATGGAACCCAAAGAGTTTACTAACGAGCAAGAACATCGCCTACTCGTATGCTGGCGAGAAGAGCCATCGGGTAAAAAGAGTGGGGCAGTAATGTACAAAATGCGCCCGTATCAAGGCGAACCCGAATACGACATGGAACTCATTGACATTCTTGAAAGGCACAAAGCAAGAAACCCTGACCACGAAATGTGGCGTGGCATGATTTTCAGAACTGACAAAGAAACAGCAAGCAAACTTGACGCTGAAACAGCCATCAAGAACGAATTAAAGTCGCACGATTTATACATTAGTGATTTCCGTGACGAACTAAAAGTAGATGCAATGCGTTGTTTTAACAAACACGACAGACCAAAAGATTTCTGCATTGATTGGTGTGACGAATCTAAAACCATTGGTCGCAAAACTGGTGTCCCAAAAAACAAACGACAGTACTTATGCATGTATTGCCCATGCGCATCTTACGTTGCCCACAAAGAACGTAAAGAGTTGGGCATATACGACATAGACGTCGGTAAGAACTAATGCTCATTGTTACGTTTGACGTGTTGGCTTACCCAACAACGGACAAATCCATGTCTATTGGCGCACGACAACCAGCCCACGAATCTAGAAAACTATGGCATGCCCTGTACAACCAATATCATGGCAATTTGATCATTATGGCTACAGGAACAAACAGAACAGATTTGATCGAAGGTTGGGCAAAATTAGAAGGGTACAAATACGCCCACATAGATGTTGTTGAATCCACCAAACCCGAAGATATACGTGACCGTGTACGAGATTTTAATGCCATTTATGGAAAGATTCATTGGTTTGTGGATTCCAATCCACGTACTGTAAAACTTGTGATGGAGGATGCCATACCGTCGTTGCTTGTAGGTTTGCCTGCTTTTGTGCGACCAGAATGGCGTGAAAACAAACAACGTGAGCATCAACTGTGGGATGATCTAGTCAGGGAAATAGAAGTACAAACCATTTACAGAGCAGAAAAAGAGCAAAAATGAAGATTTATTTTGCAAACTCAGAGAAATCGTCTTTTAGGTCTTTGCTCATCGCCTCGGGGGTAACACGGTTTGCCGTCAATTTGACCCATCTTGCCATACCAAAAAAGAAACAACTAGACCTGCCAACGATGTTTAATGGCGGGGAGTTAATCCTGTACACGTCTGAAAATGATGAAGATGTCAATCGTTATGACGCTTTTGTTAGGGAGCATTACGAAACTTTGACCCATGTAATTGGTCGCCCCGACTATGACGGTTCTTGGATGGGTGAACGATACATTCCACTATGGAACGACCCCGAAGACATGGAACGCCTATCTTGGTTGTGCCAAAAATACGGAAAAGCAGCGATCAGTGATAAAGCCGTAAACGGTAAAACCATATCCAAAATTAGAAATGCCATGACAAGATGGGATGCAAAACTTATAGCAGTTTCTTCAAAACCCGACGTACTTGAAACCCTTGCTTGGGATTCGGCTGTAGTGGGTTCATGGACTAGTGCTGTCCGGTACGGCGAAACTCAGGTGTGGGATGGGCATGGATTAAGACGATATCCAGCCCAGCAAAAAGAGTCTTCTCGCAAGAAGCACCGTGCCGACATTATGAGGTTAGGCATTGATATGGATGCCATTATTCAAGACGACAACAACGAGGTGGCAAAACTTGCAATTAAGTCTTGGAAGGCGTGGGAAAGTCAAACTTTTGGGGTCTATGACCCTGTAAAAGACGATGACGAACAAGAATTAGGTCTATCTGAAAGTGACCCTGATAGTAATAATTTCACGCAAAATCAAAGTTTGCAAAATGTGGCACGAGGGGGTGACAATATTACTATCAGGGGGGTAGAAAAGCGGCACGAAAACGAAAAAGTTGTTTTACCAATTATGGGCGTTGAGCAATACGCAAGCCCGTTAGCCGAAACCCTTGCAGAACAAGGGGAAGATGGCGAAATTAACATAGAAACAGTATCTACAATTAGGTATAATTCTAACCTTTTAAGGCAGTGTAATAATTGCTATCTCTCGTCACGTTGCCCTGCGTTTCGTGAGAATGCGGAATGTGGTTTTAAGTTGCCGATTGAGATCAAAACAAAAGATCAATTACAGTCCGCTTTGAGGGCAATGTTAGAGATGCAGGTAAGTCGTGTTTTGTTTGCCCGATTTGCTGAAGAATTAGAAGGTCAGGGTCTTGACCCAGCACTCTCAGATGAGATCGATAGGTTGTTTTCTTTTGTTGAAAAGTTCAGAGACATATCTGACACAAGGGATATGGTCAGGTTGGAGGTTGAGGCAAGAGGCAGCAGTGGGGTGCTGAGCAGATTGTTCGGTGCAAATGTCGGTGACTCAACAAAACGCTTGACAGGTGGGGGTTTTAACGCCCAACAAAGTGATGCAATGTACTCTGAAATATTGGACTTGAGCGAGGATAATTGACAAACCCCGTAAATATAAGGTACATTTGATACGTACCCTATAGAAAGCGAGGAAATCATGGGAATAGACACTATGTACGAATATGCTGTTATCCAAGATTTGCAAACTTCCTTAGAACGGGCAAACGAAGACAAAGCCGAATTACGAGAATTGGTTGATGTTCTTTTACAGAAACTAGCGTATGCACAGCCTGTCATCACTCAGACTAATAAATACTGCAAGGCATTGGAAGACGGTGAAGACCTTACTGGTCACCTAGTGTCTCTAATTCGGGCAATTTCAGACTGGAATACAAAATCCGTTAAATAACTTGTAATACCATAAGGACACAATGATAGAAAAATCTGGTTACACAATTCGTAATTATTCTGAAGACATTAGTGACCCTAATCTAAGCGAAGACGAGAGAAGTGGCTTAAGAATGTTGGCACACTTGTTGTTGCCCCATGTCTACATTTCTGCTCCCTATGCTTTTCCTGACCCCATAGAAAACACCAACAGGGCAATCTGCATTGCAGACGATCTATACACCTCAGGTGTGTGTATGCCCATTTTGCCCCATTTAACAATGCTGTGGAATACGGTAATACCTCACGAACCAGCATTTTGGTCAGAGTACTGCTTGTTGATGATGCGTCGCTGTGATGCTCTTTTGCGTATTGATGGATTGTCACAAGGTGCGGATAGGGAAATTGTTGAGGCTAAAAAAGTAGGTATCCCCATCTTTTACCATTTAGACGATTTATCAAACTGGCTTGAATCGAGTCCTGACGTATGAGTAAACGATTTGAAAACCTTCATGGACACCCAATGTTTTTTCAAGTGCTTGAAGAAATGGCACTGTTGCACGACAAAAAAGGAAGAGACTACGGAATTGGCATAGATACTCTTGGCAATGTTCGTTCATCAGAACAATGGGGTGTGCCAGCATGGATTGGAACACTCATAAGAGCCAATGACAAAGTTGTAAGGTTACAAAACGCTGCAAAGGGCAGTGCGTTAGTCAATGAAGGCATTGAAGATTCTTTAATGGACTTAGCCGCTTATTCAATAATTGCTTTAGTCCTTTACAGAGAGTCTTTGGTTGATGGAAACTCCTGATTGGGTAACAAAAGCGCAATGTAGAGGCTTACACGGGGATTTGTGGTTTCCACCAGTTGAGCATGAGAATCATCAGATTTATTACGACGTTGCTGTAACCGTTTGTGCATCGTGTCCGGTATGGAAAGAATGTTTGAAAACGGGCGCAAAAGAAACTTATGGAATGTGGGGTGGCTTAACACCACAAGAGCGATCATCCTATTTAAACAAAACGGACAAGCATCTTGCTCGCCACGGAACTGTTGCACGTTTTAGGCAAAGTTGTCGCTGCAGCGATTGTGTATCGAATCACGAAAAAGTTTTTAATAAAAAATTAGATAAATCTCTGTATCCCAAAGTGGGTAAGGGTTTGACGGACATTGAAAATGTTCATAACAGGTTGTTTAACCCCACTGATGGGGTAAACTAGGAGTAAGCCTTTAGCAGGCACGACCCTATGTAATTTGTAGGGTCTTTTTTATTAACCGACCAAAGGATGATGAATGTTCAAAGTTCCTTTCGTAGTCTTTATGGCTATTTCAAACTTGCTTACAGCAACTGTCATAGGCATACTGACCCCAAAAGAAATCAGTACACAAAAAGCACCCGAAGCGAAAAGTTATGTAATGGTTGAGCCGTTAATGGCTTCACTGGCTACCTTGCCAGCCAAAAAAAGGTTAGTAATCCCCCCCGACGCTGAATGTCCACAATGGTGGCAAACAGCCGTAGATGCTGGTTGGGCAATTAAAGAACTGCCCACTTTAGACATGATTATGTACCGAGAGAGCCGATGTTTGCCCACAGCATTGAACAGCAATGACCCAAACACGGTAGATGGCATCAAAGGTTCATTGGGTTTGACCCAGTTAAACGCCTTTTGGGTTAAGTCCACGACCTATTACCCCAAAGGCTATCTACAGAGCCAAAACGCGGTAAACAACATACGCGATTTGTATGACCCATACTTAAACTTGCTTTCTGCCCTAGAAGTGTGGAAGTATGGACAAGACAAACATGGGTGTGGCTGGTACGCATGGGCGACATCCTGTAAATAACTCAGGAGTGAAATGCCGACAATTAATTACAACTGTCCGGACTGTGACGAGGTTTTAACTGTATTTGTAAAACTGTCAGAACCACCAATGCACAGATGCGGTAACAGCAGCCACCAATCCAACTGGAAGCCTTTAGTGGAAACTTCAAAAAAGAAAGTTGCAAAAGAGATCATCGACCTGTAATGTCATAACTACCTATAGAAGGAGGTACAGCATGACAACAATTTGTGATGAAGTTGAAGTGTGGGAAAAATGGTACAAGCCAATAACCAATCACTTCGTGTCTGAAGAAGAAACAACCTTATTTGAAACTTATGGGCAAGAAGTTGAGTTTGTTTATATGCAACCCCATAACCATGTTTGGACTTGGGTAGACGGTTCAGATGGCACATACATAGTCGCTGGTCGCAACCGTGTTAATCGGATTGGTTATTTCGTTACCGAAGAACCGTGGTCTGATTGGGAAATGGTTGTCCCCTACGAGAAGTATGAAGAGGGCGTATGAGTGAAGCAGAACTACTCAACGAACTAAACACAGTTGTCCGTAATCGTTTCGGTGATAACGCTGTAGAAGCATTGATTGGCGTTCTTTCTACGCTGGTTAATGAAAGCCAACTAAAAGATTTAATCGCAAACTTAAAAAGTTAAGGAGGAGTAATGGAAGACAATTTAGAAACTTGCTGCGATTGCAACGAGAAATATCCAACCGACGACATTGGTTGGAGTCACTCACAAGAAGCACCACTGTGCCGTATGTGTGAAGAATCAGATATGCAGTACGCATCAACTTTGCGAATCATCACCTTAAACAGTGTTCGTTTGTACTACATCGGCAAACACGTTCGCATGACAGAATACGGTGATGATTTGGCATACGATGACACCATTGACCCTAAATGGGTTTCACATAGTTGGGTTTCAACAGACGCTTGGCGAGGGTACACCGAAACAAAACTAAAAGGGTGGGACATGGTTATGGATGGTTGGACAACTGGTGGTTGGGATGACGCAACTGCAATACGAAAACAGAAGTTCAATAAATGGTGTCAAGATTTGTGCGATATGAAAATAACAGTTCCTTGTCCTGTGGCTTTGATCGCTGATCGAACCAGCAATGTATTCAGCACGGCGATGACCGTTGCAGTTAAAACAGAAGATGTCGAATTGTTCAAAGAATGGTTAGACTCTGATTACGAAGAGTTGCAGGAGGCACTTAGATGACATTGTTTCAACTTAACCAACTTGGTGACGAGTGGAAAGGCGTAATAGTTTCTGACGGAACTTTGCGACCACAGGATTTGATAAATAATTTGTTCAAAGTTCTGTACGAAACCAACACAAACTTTGCCCATGATTTTTACAATACATGGGAAGACATTTTCACAGAAGACTGGGACAACGCTGACCCTGATGATGTGAACCAAATGCTCACAGAACTTTTTGACGCAATGGATGCGATTGCACCCGTTGGTTATTCGTTTCAAGCAACTGACGATGATGGTGCTTGCTTTGGTTTCATCAATCAAATTGAGGAAGATTAAATGACTGCTACAAGTCTTGACTGGTTTTTAAATCCAGTGATCGAAAGACAAAACCCAGTATGGAGGCAGTGGGCAAATTGCAAAGATGTGCCTAAAGATGTGTTCGTCATTAAGAAAGGTCAATCCACTGAACGAGCGTTGTGGTTTTGCGAAACTTGCGTGGTCAAAAAGGCTTGCCTTGAATACGCATTAGACAACAACTGCGTTGGTGTATGGGGGGGAACAACCCAAAAACAACGAGCAAGAATTAAACGACAACAGAAGTTGTCAAACGCAAAATAATGTTGTAATGTCAATAGCAAGGAGGAAACAAAATGGGAAGAAAAAATATATGGACAGTAGAGTTTGCAGGTGACTACTTTACTTTGCAAACAACTGTTTCAGCAAAAGACGAAGAGCAGGCAACAGCCGTCGCAATAGAATTGTTGAACGAGCAATACGGGTTCGACATGGAATCTATTTCAAACGAAATAAACGCTTTAGAGGGGTAACAATGAGCGAGACCAAATACATTGGCGCAAACTGTTGCGTTTATTACTCTGACGAATCATTTGATAAAGCGTTTAATGCTTTTATCAAGTTTGCTGAGTGGGTAGATGAAGACAACTTTACAGAAGAAGAGCGTCGCATTGATGAAGGTGTGTTCTTTTACTGCAAAGACAAGGAAGAGTTAGAACAACTTTATAGCCAAGATTTTGTTGAAGACTTTGTTATCGTGTCTTACGAACTAGTGGAGGAAGCAGTATGAGCGTTGGTGCAGACTCTTTGATGGGGTCAATAGATATGTTTAAACTTTTAAACAAAGAAACTTTAGAACAAGGTCGTGTCATTAGAAAGGACAAAATGTTAGTCAGAATGCGTTGTGATCTAGTAGCAGAAGGTTTAAAGATTCCGGCAAACAATAATGACAAGTTCTATGCTGCAGAAGAAGTTGCAGACATGGAGTTTATTCATTGTGTAAATGAACTTGGTCAAAAAGATGATGATGGTGCTTACTACGCCATGAAAACCAAAGATGGCGAAATTGTTCACCTTTATTCGATTGATTTGGACTTTATTCAGTGATCGGGTTGTAAAACAATAAATAATCATGTACTGTCGTTATGAGGAGGAAACAAAATGACAACAAAAACAAAGAAGCAGTTGGTAACACCAACAGAAGAAATACAAACACGGTTAAACAATGATGTGTGGTCAAACTGGTGCGTTCCAACAAACTTAACACCACTAAAACCATACGCACTCGTGATCGTTCATTCCCGCAACCATCGCAGAGGCAACCATTGGGAAGCCAAACTATACAAAGATGGCAAACCAATCATATTTGTTGAGAATGAAGGTAACGGTGGATGTAATCGTTATTACGGAATAAAGAAAGATGAGTTTCACAGCCCATTTGAAAAAGAGTTTGAAAAAGCAGCCAAACTTGCTTACCCTGATGAGAAACACGCATCATCAGCCAAAGACATGGCAGTTGCGTTTTTAGATTTGGTGTCGCTATGTCAAAAGTAATCATAAATGTAGAAGATGGCACGGTGTGCGATTTGACCAGCAGCGTCGTAGTGGATTTAGACAAACTCGATGCCACTGGTCAGCAGTTGTGGGATGAGTGGCTTGAAAGTGGCAACGATGGCACAGCATCAGAACTTGGTACTAAGCATGGCACGGCAATACAAACATTTACTGACAATGAGTTGAATTACGGAAACTCCATTGCCTTCAGTGGGAAGGCATTGCGTGAAGAAGTAGAGCAACGATTGGAATGTGGGTATGACAGCGATGCGTACAAACTGGCTTCATCATTTACCGACGAACAATTTGACCAATTAGGGCAATATATTTTGTCGTCGGATTACTTGTGGAATGTGTTCACTGAGGAGTTAAACTCAGGAATAGTAAATTATGCAAATGATATTTTAGGAAAGAGGGAAACGCAATGAAACAATTTATAGTTCACCAAACAATAGAAGTCGCAATGTGTTATGTCATTGAAGCAGAAACGCTGGAAGAAGCACGAGACTTAGGCAACGAGTCCTATGACCGTAGCAAAGTGATCGACATTCAGGTTTTGGATTGGGATCATCCTTGGGATGTTGAGGAAGCCGAAGCACCAGTTAAACCTGTTTCAGAAGACACACTTATGTACTGGAACAACATATTGTGAAGATAATCATCCGAGATCATGTGCGTCACAATGGCGTGAGTTACAAAGTGTTGAATTACGCACTATTCAAGTCACGCATTGGTGACGGCACATTTTCGGTAAACGATTACCTTGAGTTTTGTTTAAAGATGTATAAGCCGTCGGATGTCAAGAGAGCAGTTGCTTCGCTTATCCGTTACGGACATTTACGCAAACTAAAAACTGGTCGTTTGATGTTTGTCCAAACAAATGTGATTACTAAACTGAACAAGGCTTACAATCAATCACAGTGGAATAAGCAAAGAACTATGGGACAAAAGGAGGAAGAAAATGCAAGTTATTAATTTAGACAAAACAATGAATGAGGTGACAGAGGGAACTGTTGTCAATACAACTGCTGTTGTCATCAAATGTCAAAAAAGGTTTGACAGGGTAGTTGGCGATTGTTTCGCCAGTTGGCTTGCGATCTGTTTTGATAAGGCTAATCCAATTCATCCGTATGTGGTTTGGAATGTCATCGCACGACCTGAAGGCTTCGCTGCAGAGCACGGTGACTACCGAAAAACTTTGACCGATGCAGTTGATGCGTACGAGGCACGAGGAGGTGACATTTCATGAGGAAAAAGCAAACAGGCGATACCCATATCCAGTTGATTAACTCACCAATCGTCGTTGATGACGATTCTGACAAAGTTGTAATCAGATGGTCTTGGGAAGATGTTCAATCTCTTCGCCCTCACTACTCTAAACAACAAAGTCTTGAAATGTTGGAAAAGATTTCTCGAAACCTAGAAGAGCGTTCAATAGAACTTGGCTGGGACATAATGGAAATGTCAATACAAATGAATGAGGATGTCGAAGAATGATTACTGCAAAAGAAATAATTGCTCAAGGCTTCTGCCCACACACCGACAACGGAGTATGCGTAGATTGTGCCAATGACCCATCACAGTTGAGTTATTCGTGGGGTGCTATGTTGCAATTAACTCACGCCACGCAAGTAGAGATATTTAACTGGTGTGGTTGCGAAGACGGTGAACGCCAATACGACGATTGCCCAGTTCAATCGTGATTGTTCGGTCATTACTTCTTTGGATTGTTGTAATGTATTGGGGTTTGGCTTACCTACTTAGGAAGAAAAAGGAAAACTAATGGGATTGGTGTCATTGCTTGGAATGCTAGATGCGACTGACAACATTGAAGAGGTTGTTCGCTGGCACTTGTCTTCAAATTGTTATCCACCATTGAACGAGACATATGTTCCAATGTGTGTTGAAGCAATTCGTGCTTGCAAAATGCAAACAGACGAAAACGAAAAAATCATGCTGCAATTACCCACCAAAATGTACTACAAAGGTGACCAAACTTTGGTTGATGCTTGGACTGTGATCGAGGCGTTTCATTTGGAAGGTTTTTTGATGGAAGATGAGTATGAAAACGAAAACTAAAGTTGATTACGATCAGTTTTTAGAAATGGTCACAAAGTACAACAACCAGTTAGGTGCAAACACCGACACTGGCTGGAAGTATGGTCAAGTATTTTTTAATGTTCTTGCAAGTGTGCGATCTGATTTAGCAGAATTGATTCGAGGCACAATGCATGACCCGTTTCACCACGACACGGTGAGTAAAGAGACTTACAACTACTTAGCATCTAAGTGGTAAGACCGAGGTAGCCCTTTACCCTCCTTCAGGGTTACCCGAAAAGAGTCTGCCTGTGAACACTTTCTTTCAGGGGTTGTTAGCAGTTAATAGCAGGCAGACTTTTTTAATAAATTGTTGTAATGTCGAGTTGTGATCTGCAACACGCACCCACTAATCTGTTGTCAAGGAGGAAACAATGGAACAACCAAACAAATACTCACCGTTTTTTAACACGATGGGTAATGCAAGTTCAGATTTTCTGAAAATATCAATAAAAAGAACACTAGAACAAGCAATCGCTGATGGTGAAGGCAAAGACGGAACTGCACTTGACATGGTGATCGGTGCGTGTTTTGCAGATGGTCAAACTTACACCGATGGCGAGTGTTTAGATTTAGTTGCACACATTATTCAAGCATGGAATGAAATTGGTGATGAGGAGGAAGCATCATGATGGAATACTTTTACACGCTGTCCGATAACGACAGAGACATGGCAATGTATTTGAAAGCACACGAGTTGCTTGATATGTGGCTTGACGAACGCATTCAAGA